TTCAAGAACGGCCTTGACAACCCCTAACCGAGCGGCATGCTCGGGCGTCCCGGGTGTGTTGCCGGGACCAAGATATTCATCCACGGGCATTTTTATGGACCTGAATCGCGATTCGACTCCGTCCCGCCAAAACATGGCACATAGTTTGCCGTCTCTTTGCTCATTGCCGATTGCCTTAGCCATGTCGTTCGCTGCCTTTTCGGCAAAGTACAACCTGGCCTCCAGCGACATGATGCACAGTCGTAGCTCTTGCTCCGTACACGGTTCGCACTCATGGACGGCAATTATGATATCGTTGGTGGATCGCATGTTCTTCCTTTCGCGGGCCGGCCCCGGTTGGGCGAATTCAGTCACTCGTGTGAAGCCACGCCCCACAGCCCGGCGCCTGCCAGCAATACCATCAAACACAATCCTGTCCCGGCCAGGGGCGGGCGTCCGCCGGCCTCGGTGCTCAGCCAAGTTGGGCCATTCACGGTGAGATACTGGATGCCAATCGGCACGACGGTAGCCAGAACCAGCAGACACGCCCCCGCTAGTCGTTTGCAAAATGTTGTCGCTTTCATTTCGATTTTCCTTTTGAGGATCGTTAGAGTTGTTTCCAGTTTCAGTCGGCCCCCGGCTGGGCGAATTACTTACCTTGCATCTCGCACATATCACGCACGTCCTCCGCCGGATAATACCGGCCGCCGTATTCCAAGTCCCGTGGTTCCTAGTCTTCCTCCCAGTCTTCCCAAAAATCACCTTCGTCCGAAATGCTTGGGCGAAACGCTCGCGATCGAATCCATTCCTGCCTCTCGCGATGGTCCGCAAGGCAGTCCTCGATGTGGCGCTGCAGGTTATTACGGTCTCGGCTCATTTCGCCCGGGCCTTCTTTCGGATCGCTTGCAACTGGCAAGCCACGCAGGGCATCTTGACCGTGGCCCTGCATTCCTCGCACCAGACTGCGGGGCCGCTAGGCGCCGTGATTTCTTCCATGCTTTTGTGACCGGCCGTGAGGTCGCTCCTTGGCTTGCTGTATCGCCCCTCGCCCCTCCTAATCCTCTTGACCGTGGTGTAACCGATGCCCAAATGCCCGGCAATCTTTTGCTCCGGAAGACTTCCCAACGCAAGCAAGCGCTTAACCTCGTCGACAACCTCTCGGGCAATAGTCATTCCGTTGGCCTCATGGCGATCGGAACGGCGGGGTCAGGTGGCGGACGTCTTTTGTGGCCGGCGGTGCAGGTTGCCGCTCAGGAGAGTCGAGTTCGCCGGCAAGCTCCCGGCATTCGGTAGCGAGCCGCAGGAGTTTGTCGGCGATCCCCAGGACTGCCTGGTCCCGCTTCACTTGACCCTTCGTGGGCTTCGCTGCCTCGGTAATCCTTACTGCGAGCACGCCCTCTCTGTCACAGTCCTCGCATCCATCGCCTCCGCACTCCAAACACTCGTCGCCCTTGACTGAGCAGTGCTTGCAAGCGTACTCCCATCGGTAATACCGGTCCGGGTCTGGTATCCAATGGTGCGATGCTCCTTTGCAGACTTCGCACTTGGGGCAGGCTTTGGACATGTCTTTTCCTCCGTGAGGGTTGGGTAAACGCGTCTTGTCACTCACTCTCCGTTGGTCTGGTCTTAATGGCCAAACAGTTCCTTGTGACGTTTCTCGGCCAGATCTAGCCCCCCCTTTTCTTTGGTGTCGCCTGTTGCGGCGAACTCGTTTGCATAATCGACTGCGGCCCGCCACGCATCGCCGCCGAACGCTCGCTGGCCTGTTGCCATCTGGATATCATGGATTTGCTCGACGGTCGCACCACGTGACTCCAGCTCTTGCGCCAACCAACATCCCGAATCCCAAAGCTCCTTTGATTTGTCCGGCATTATCTGCTTGAGCATCTGCGCGAATTCATCAGCACACGCCAAGCGCGACGCATCCAGGTCGCTAGCATTGTCTCTTGCCCACTGTTTCGCATCGTTAATGGTACTCACGATTCACCCTCCTTTGGTTTGGCCTTGAGCGGCCGTAACGCATTTTCAATCACGCAATCATCCTTGTGCGGCGGTGTTTGCAAAGCCCCGTGCGACACAATCCGACAGCCGATACACGTTGGGTACGCAGAGGTCCCCGTGTATCCAGAACTTACTCTCCATTGCACGCGACGCAATACGACCTTCAACTCCTCGATCTCGGTGCGGTCCTTACGCCACCTCGCCCCCATCACGGTGATAGCATCGGCCTCGTGACTCGTCATCGGCTTCCCGACACGGCTTTCATACCAGTCGCCGATCATTTGGCGTACGCGGATGTACCACGCCTCCACGACCTTCAACCGCTCGATCTCATGCACTTGCCTTTGGTAGGCGGTCCAGCGAGTGCCGTCAGAAAGCGCTTGATAGTCTTCCCAGTCGATAGCTTCCGAGGTCATCTCGTTTCCTTTCAAAATAGCACTCGTTGCCGGAGGCGGTTGGCGGCAAGACAATGGGGCGAAAACCATACGCGCTCGCGAGTCGAGTTCTCGTTGGTGCGGTTGTTCCGTTGTGAACCGTAGCCGCCCCGAGCCTTCCACTCGATGCACGTCCACGACTCCGGCATTTCGTGCTCGCCTTCGTAACCACATAACGCGATCCTCAATTTGGGCTCGTCTGCGTGCTCAAGGCACCATTCGTGCACTTTCTGAGCGACCATCTTGTCGTCGCAACGATACAGTTCCGAAGCACGCCCTGCTTTGTCTGAATAAGGAGGATCGAGAAATACACCTGTAAGCCCCTGGTGAACTGTTGGCGTCGACCCCGTAATTCGTTGCCAGTCACCGCAGCAGACGCGCACGGTTCGCAGACGGTCGGCCAGAGCGTGCATCCAATCGACTATCATTTCCCGTGACACCCGACGTGCCGTGAGTCCAACGCCATCGTTCGTGAGATTCTCGCGCTTCCGGTTGACTCCCCGGCCTTTGTCGCCAACGTGAACGCGCTGCCGGTTGACTCCCCGGCCTTTGTCGCCAACGTGAACGAGCTGCCGGTTGACTACTTGCCAGGGGCCCTTTCCGCTGCAAAAGCCGCTGCCAATCCAGCAGCACATTCCCCAGCACCACCACCCGGCAATCTTCACGTCGAAGTAATCGGGATCGCCTTCAAGACTCGCTTGCAACGACTCCTTTTGTCCGACCAACCAAGCGTGCCTCGCGTGGAGATCGTTTTCATTAACAGGCCAATCGGCATGTTCGGCGACAGCGCCCGGCTGATATTGCACGGCCCGCCAGAAGTTTGCCACAAAGCCATCCACATCGTTGATCGTTTCGCACTGCGGCAGTGACGGACGGCCCAGCAACATCGCGCAACTGCCAGCAAACGGCTCCACGTAGTTCGGTACATCACCCAAGTAATTCCACACCAATCCGGCAACGGCCGACTTTCCTCCAAAATACGGGAATGGTGCTTTCAGGGTCATCGCTTGTGATTATCCCTGCACGTACACGGCTGGCATCCACATCGGTAGCAGACAACCACAATAATCGGCAGGTCGTCCACGTGTTCGATCATTCGCTCCTCGTAGCCGCCCGGGCCGCCAATGAAGCCCAGCGGATGCCGAACGTTGATCGGTACGAACACGCGCGTCGGGCCGTAGGTGAAGCGGTCGCTCATGTTTCTTCACCTCTTTCAAACTCACAGCCCCACACCACCGGCCCCGTAACCGAGCCGTAGCCCTTGCTGGCGTAGACGGAATCCCATCCCGCACAGAACGCATCAACGGCACACATGCAGTTGTGCCAGCCTTTTCCGCCGCCTGCCCAGTCCATGTCGTCGTCCCACGATCCAACGCCAACGCTGCCAGGCATTTCGCACTCAACTCGGTGGGGGCAGTCATGCGGCAGTAACACGCCCTCCCTAATCGCGTCCTCTGCGGATATCTCCAGCAGGCATTCAATCCACACCCGCTTGACCGATAGTTTGATCCGGGACGCGTCCGCGAAGCACTCCCGCACCCAGACATGGTCACCCGGCCCACCGAACGGCGACACACAAGCCGCTCGGTCGTTTAGCAAGAGCCCGTAGCTCTTCGTTTTCCCAGGTGTGTTGGGATGCAGCCAATCAAGGGATACACGACCGGGGGCGAACCCATCCGGCAATTGCACCCTCACTGGCCGACGGTCATGCGTCTTGGACCCATCAAGGATGGCCCGGACCATCGCGTCGCTAAATAGAAGTCCTCGTTCGGTCATCTTATCGCCTCCACGTCGATGTTGAACTCGTCTCGCCAGCTTTGGCAGCCTTCGCTACCCACTTGGAGCCCCCGACAGATCTCCGGCCGGTGCGTGTAGTGCAAACATCGGAACTCCGAAGTCAACCAGAAACACGGTACGTCGTCCGGCCACCCATTGGCGTCCCGTTTGACCATTTTCTCCTCGTAGTCCGCTCGAATGCTGGGGGGCAGGGAGTCCAATTCGCCGCCCGGCTCGAAACGTGCCGGCATGAACGGCGGGCTGCACTGCGTTGCGCAACACGCGCCGCAGTCGTTACAGGTAACTCGACTCATCTCGATCCCCTTTCACCACATAATCAACTGGCCGCAAAACGGCAGGCCGTACACCTTATCAAACCACTGGGCCATATCGTCGAACGAATCGAAGCCATCGGCAATTGCCAGTTCCTCGGCTTCGCTACCCCATAAGTTCCGCTTGCCGACAGAGCACATTAAGGGCCATATCTTGATGTCCACAGCCATGCGGCACTTATGAGTACCAAGGCTTTGTCTCGTCGGCTGGCGTTGATCCACCCAGTGATAGAGCGTATCGCCAATCCGAAACGGCCGCTTCCGTATTGCTCGGATCGTCTGGCGTTTCTTGCCGCTCTTCACATCGGCGGCGAATCGTCGTGCGTAGTTTAGTGCGGGCATGTCATCTCGACCCCCTTTCAACGCGGATAGTAACCAGCACGATCAACAACACGATCATGCCGAACATCAGTGGAGCGTTCATCGCGTCAGTCCTTCTCCGGTGGCTTGGTATCACTCCCACTTGAAAGCAGCTTAGCAAACGGATGGCCGGTGCGCAGAATGACGTGAGCCAGGCCGCAGCCCATTACATCGCAGTTGTGATACTCGCAGTGCGCATCCGACTCTTCGTCGGGCGGATCGCCCTCGATCACAATCTCCTGGCCGTCGGTGAAAGCAGCCATCGGCAAAAACCCTTCCGGCAGCCGTCGTAATCGTGATTGAACATCACTGAATGCCCGCTCTACGGGCAATGCCCGCTTGGCATCGGCAAGCTCACTGCGGAGACAAGCCATCTCGCGCTGCTGTCGGGCAAGGTCGTGTTGTAATTCGTCGCACTGTTCGTTTGATTCATGAATCATCGCGTTATTCCTCCTCTGCTTTAGCGGCAAATGCTTTGAGGCACTTGATCCGGCACAGGTCGTACTCCCTGTGACCATCCCGAGCAAGCATCCGCAGCTTAAACCAGCCGAGAAACCGTTGGCCGCCGACGTCATCCTTTCGACACTGTTTCCTAAAACCACACTCGTTGCATTTGCGTTCTGTGATTTCAAATTCCATCAGTCCTTCACCTCCATGAAATAGCGCCGCCCATCGCGATGTGGCCGCGCGGCGCTATACTCCACGAACCACCGCTCGATATGGAATCAAGTGTTACTATAGTCCGGGTGTTTCTCGCCCATGTGCCGAAGGAGATTCGCAAACGTCCGATGGCAGCACGGACATACACCGTTGGCAATACGATTCTTCAAGCGTGTCTTCGCCGCCTTCTGTGCTCGACGACTGTTCTCCGCGTCTCGCAAGTACGACTTGGTTTGGTCGTGTTCGGCCCGCTCTTGCTGTAACCGCCGCTTCAATTTCTCTGAGTCGGTTACGCCGGCGGGAGAGTGCTGATGCCCGAGTGGACAATAAATCGACGGCGGGTTCTTCCCGTCGTTGAACTTACGTAGCTGTTCATCGCGCGACGACTTCGGCACGGCATGCTGGATACCGCACCAACAACGGACACGCGACAGAACTCCCACGGCCTCGAACAGATCTGGCATGATTTCTCCTTGTGAACAGTACTGCGTTTCTAAAGTGACCCCGACGGGAATCGAACCCGCACGGCAACGCCCGATAGATTTCGCACCCCTATCTCGCCCTGACCACGACTAGACGAGATAGGAACGTCGGGAGACCAGGTGGCTGCTGGTTGTTGCCTTCACTAAGTTAGTGTCTACCATTCCACCACGGGGTCAAAAACCAGCCGCGGCGGTGGGTGCCTCGGGTGGGCCGCCGCGGCTGGGATCAGATGTTGATTTTTGGTCAACGTCTCTTCATGGTTTGCACTCCTTTCAATTGGCGTTTGCCGGTTTGGCGTTGCTCTTTCGCATTCTCTCACATGCTAACGGCCGCAGGCATTGTCGCCGCCCGATCAAGTTCCCTTTGTCCACTTCTCCGACCAGCCGGGTGTCGGACATGGTCACTGGGCGGGCTCCAGTTCTTTCTTCTTGGACAATTTGAGCTTTTCCTTCGTCTCGGGTGTTACTCGTTCGACGGTGTCGTAATCAAGGTCGACCGTGTCGATCTCGTGCTCTCTCATTAGCAACATCAACTCCTCGCCTGCCACCTGCTCACTCTTTTGCATGGCCAGCCAGTCGCGGCGGAGGGTGCGGAACTCTTCGGCCTTCTTTTGCACGGCCTTCGGTACCGGTTTATACATTCCAGCCATTCGCTTCTGTACTTCTCGTTTCTTGGCCATCGTCTTTTTCTCCGTAAAGGGGTCGGGTAAAAAAGAACCCACGTAAACAACTCCTCTGTCTCGTCTCATGCTTTCTGTGCGGCGGCCCTCTTCGCCTTCCGCTTCGCTACCCTCTGGTGATCTTTCATGTCTGCAAGTTCCTGGTTCACCTTGATCGCAACCAGGTCCGCCGCGTTGGGCTCCAACATCGCGGAGTCAACCGGTTCCTCGCAAATGTGCCAGACGCCCTTGAACCCGCCGCCTCGTTTCTTCGGCACCATCAGGTGTTCCCAGCCGACGATCGAAAAGCGGTTGCCGAGCACCAGCCAGTCGCGGATCAGATGGGTGACTGTTGGATTGCGCCGATAGTCTCTGAGGTGATTGCTCATGCACGCTTTACTGGTGGATTGAATCGCCCACGAGCCGACCTTGGCCACATCGGGTTGCTCTATGTCGGTGCGCGAACTATCCCAGTAGGCCAGTACGTCCATGTACCCGAAGAGATCCTTTTTGAAGCCGCCGGCAAACTTCTCCTTTTGCTCCCCGTGGGCAAACGCAACGAATCGCTCACAGACCTCTGCGTGGTAGCCGCGATCTCGCAGTGCCTTCAGCGTGCGTTCGGTGGCCCTTAGTTTCGGCCGTTTGGGTTTTGGGGGTGTTTCCGTTGGCATCCGTTCATTCCTCCAGTCGCCGGTCATCGTCGGCTAGTTTTGGGATTGATATACTTGGGTCACCGGGTTTTGATCGCGACGTCATTCTGGCCCTGATGTGACCGCCTTGGAATTAGGTTGCCTTAATCGGAACATCGGCTCTCCGGACGTATCACACCGGCTCTCGATTATGCCGTCGATTTCCATGATATCTAGCAATATCTCGATGCCTACTTCGTTTTCGTTTGTAACACTAAATTCGCCTGTCAACGCTTTGTTCCATATGCCAAATCGTGACCCCAGCGTTACACCACCCGACCACATACCCATTTTCCGAAGGCGATTCACCCTCGGACGAACCCATCGCGGACTCCACTCCATCGCGTCGGCTATAATCTGAGTGTCTTGGCTGACGAACCCGACCATGAGCAGTAGCATCACGTCTGCCTCGCAGCCCAGGCACTCGGCCAATTCTACGAAGCCTTCTTTGTAGTCGGCCAACCACTTTCTAATGCGAAGCGTTACCAAGCCCGTGTCGACCTGTTTTTCCGCGGTGGGCTCCTCTGGGGCAGGTGCCCACCGCGGACTGACGGGGCGGCCGTCGTCGTCATAGAACACGGGCGTTCCCTTGATGGCCCTGTCTGCACTCATTTCAACCTTTCTGCTATGATATGAGTCGCTGCTTTTTGCTACCGCGATGCCATCGAGGGTCCTCAAAAACCATTCATGATTGGTTGCGACCTTCACCGCGTCCGAGGTGATCTCTAAGTCGCTCGCAATCAAGGCGGGTTTTTGGGGGCCAATTCTGCTTAGATGGTCATAAATTCGGACACGCAACGCATCATCCACCACGGGGGCTGTGTCGGGCTTTTCAGCCGGAGGGGCCGGCAGAATGGCAGGCTTTTCGCTATGTCGTCTCCCGTTTGTCTCGTACCTAATCGCCGGAGCCGTAGTCTCGATTGATGACGCTAATTGCGTAAGCGTCACATTGAGTTTTACGGACTCGATCGCAGTCTTCGCGAGCAACGCCACTGCTGTCCCCTCCCTCCAGCCCATCGCGCCAGAGCGTATATCCTGAATGGTCTCCATAAGTACCTTTTGGAGGTTGTTAGTATTAGTGGACATTGAATTTCACCATGCGGTACAAATAGTTGACCAGCCGTTCCGGGTTCGTCGCAAGCTGAAATCGTTGGTAGCATTCGTTATCGCAAAACTGATGCCGTGTTCTCGCCTTCGAGCGTTGGAATTCACGAGGGCCCAACAAGTGTTTGCCGCAGTAATGGCACATATTGGGCCTTTGCGCCACCGGCTTTGCGATCTGTTTTTCCAGCAAAGCTGCGCGTCGACTTGTCACGGTAGTTCTCGATACACCAACTGTGTCTGCGACCTTGCGAACAGACAACCCGTTCTCTAACAATGTCTGTATGTCCCGCTCTTTCCGTTCCCCAATTCTCCCGCGGTACCCCGTGTCTGTAATGCGTGTCGTGGTTTTGTGGCAACTCTTACAGGCCCAACGCTGGCTGCCTTTGTGGGTGGTCCCATGTCGCTTCACGGCTCCTCCGCAACAAGGACAGCGCGGAATGCTCATCACTTCTCCTTTGGTGAGCCAAGTAAGTCACTCCCCTAGTTTTCTAAAACTCTCCGCTGTGCTGGGCGAACTCCGGAGACTTCGCACCTCGCCCGACAACGAACTCCAACAGGTCCGCAGGCTCCTCTGAACGATCAAACGGCATACCTGTGTATGGCAGCATCGTGTCCGGATTAAACACCGGCATGTCCCTCGGCCATTGGTTGGCTGCCTTGCAAGTACACCGAACCGACCACGAGAAACAAGATTGAGTTCGCATTATCGTCTCGTGTACCGGCTGCCCGTCTCTGGCTGCGCGCATCGCGTACGGTGTCCAGATTTCGACGAGGCCCTCGTCCTTACACAACAAGCACTCGAAAACTTCCTCGCCGTCGATGTACCGACGCTTCCTCTCACCGGCCACTTGCTGCGAACTGCCGCGCAGCTTCCGACAGATCTCGCTGATAACCATCGGATGCTTATGCCGGTCGTAGGCTGCCGGCTCAGGCACGTCGACGCCCATCATGTCGGTCGCCCGCGTGGCGTCGGCAAGGTCGTATCGTCGGAGGGTACGGAACCAGGATGTCATGGTGTCATCGAAGCTTGGCTCGGTGTCGTCCTGGGCGTGGCGTTTATTGATCTTCTCAAACCACTGGGTCAAGCACGTGAACTTGGCCCGGTGGTAGGTGAGCCATTGATCGAATTCGGAAAGGGTCATATTAGATCTCTTGGTGGCAGCGGGTGGTTTTTTCGCCGCTGCTTCCATAGGTGAAGACAATAAGGGTGCACACTGACGTACGCTGAACGTCGGGGATGAAATTGCAGCACGGTTTCATCATCGGACCAGAAGTACGCCTTGATGCTCGCCATTTCCTCCCACGTCGGGCAGCGATCTGGACACGATACCGAGACGTGCTCCCAGCGGTCGTCGCTTCCGCTGCTGATAACCCTAAGTTGTCCAAGCTCAAAATAACCGTAGTTGGTACCTTTCGGGCTGCTCCCCAAAACAGAATGTGTGCAGCGGAAGTCCTCAAGTTGTGGATGTATTTGGTCTCTCACGTTCGTCATCCTTGATTGTGTAGCCAAGGTTGGGCGGAGGGTCGCCGGCCAGGGCCTGCCCGTCCGGTTCCCGAATCCCCTGCCAGCCCTTGGCGATCGTATGGTCGATTGCCGCAATGGAACGCTGAATCCCCCAGTCGAGAAACTGTGTCAACTGCTTTTTGGCCGAGGTGGGCTTCAGCGGCTTCTTGATTTCGCGCCGGTGTTGCTGCCAGTCGGTCCAGGCCCGGACAAAGGCGGGAACATTCAAGGGTCCCGGAATCGGAACCAGAGAATCCCCCCTGGGGGACCTAGGGGGTTTCTTTTCTTCTCTCTTCTCTTCTCTTCTCTTCTCTTCTCTTGGTGCGCGTTTCGTAACGCTTACCGTAACGCTGCCAGCGTTACTTTTTGCCCGATGTTTTCGGGCTCTTCTTGCCGTAAGTGCCCGCTGCTTAGCGGTTTCCGAGATATACTCATCAAACTTCGGAAAGATTATGCCATTAGTGTTGATTATGAGCCACCCGGCATTGCTCATCGCTTGCGCGAAACCCGTCACAGAAACGTAACGGTCGAGGAACGCTGGCGTAACGCTGGGAGCGTTACCGTCTATGGTCTGCCGATCGGCCCACGACCAGATCCCATGGAGCTTGCCCACGACATGGTCCTCTTCAATGCCGATCTCGGCCGCAATAGATATGACTGCCGGATCTTCTGGCAGATCATGCCGCATTTGAATCCAGTCGCCAGCCATCCGTAAATCCTCATTTCCTCGTCTTGTCAATCGCAACGTACTCGCCTCGCTTGGCTTTCCGTTCGGAGGTGGCGTAGCCGCGGAAGAGGGCACGCTGGTCGCGGTCCACCTGGTAGACCGCCCACTTTGCGCGGGCGACATGAACCGCGTGATAGGGGTTTCCCCACCTCGAATAGGCGTGGGGTTGTCCGTCGAGCGGACCGCCAAAGTGATAGCTACGCAAGAACAGACCTTCCGCTTTGAGCGACTGTGTTAGGTCCGTGCGATACGGTTTCAGGGTGGCAAGAATGGTATCGCGGGAGATACTGTCTGGTGTCTCGATGAGTAGTTCGTCGTCGAAATCCAGGCCAACTTGTACGCCCAGGGCTCTTATGAAGTTGAGTATGTTCATGGTCGCCATCCGTGATCCTTCCTTGTTCCGTCAGTCACCAACCACACGAACGTCGCTCGGCTCGACGGTGAATAGGTGGTCGCTCATAGCCTTCCAGGCTTGCCTTGCGACCGTAGGTTTGCTGGTAATGTCAACCCCTCAATAGGGACCTCTGATATCTCACCACACTCGCAACACTCGATTGCAAACTGCGAGATGAAAATATGTTTCCGCCTGGCATTGCAATCAGGGCACCATGCCATCGTGGAATGTACGTCACCGTCACAGGCCTCGACCACCATCACTTCTCCCCCTTCCACGCCGCCACGTCGGCGGCAGTGATTCGATCCGGCCCCCAGCCAATCAAAGCGTTAAAGGCATCTAGGTCGTAGTCTTTCGGTCGACTCTTTTTCAGCACGGCCAACTGCCGCGACTGGGGCCAGTCTTCGTTTCCGTGAATACGTAACTGGTGACACGAACAGCACAGCCATAGTACCGCGTACCGCTTGTCTCTTGCCTTGTCGCGAAACGGGCCTCTGGCTATCTCGTGCTGGTGCATCGCCCGAAGTGGCTCTCCGTACTTCATTCCTGACGGATCGTATCTGCACAGCTCACAGTGTCCGACCTCACGCTTGAGTTGTTCGCGGAACTTACGGGCGGCGGTCTTTTTCGAGATGCGGCGCATTAGGCAGACGCCTCCGGCGCCCCAGGCATCCAGCCGAGCTCCACCGCGTCGCCTCGATGCGATTTAGGCGTCAACAGACCGGCCACCGAAACACCCTCTTCGTTCTCGCCGGTAATCGCGACGGGCGAGTCATAGTCGGCCACCGCCAAGACAACTTGCTCGACACCCATTCGGCGAAACGTCGCGAGTGTTTCTTCGAGCACCGCGACGTCGAGCACCACAGCCATAGACTCTTTATCGCGAAAGCCCATAAACATTGAGCGGTAATCTGGAAAGCGGCCGGCAAGAGGCAGCACATCCAGTGTCGTATTGCACTGCGAAGTCTTCATCGCCAGTGCGACGCGACCCTCATTCGCACTCATCACTACCTCGTTCGTCGTGCCCATGGCCATCGCGATGACCTGCTCGCACGCTGATCTTGGGACCACGGCGTTGACGTCCGCCGCATCTTCTTTGCCCCACGTGGCCGCGACCAACCTACGAGCATTGGTGGCAACGGCTATCTGCTCGCCGCCGTCACGGTGGAAGTACACGCCGCCGAGCGCGTATCGCAGGACATCCGCGTCGCCCATGGCGTGAAGGTGAAAAACACTGGGGGGGACAAGCATGAGTTGGTTCCTTTCTTGAATTAACACCCCAGCCAGCGCGGCCGCTGGGGACTGTTCATGTCTTTATCCTGCAATCATCTCGCGGCAACATTGAATAACCTTCGGCGTGATAGCACGTTAACCGCGTTTCAGGATGCCAAGAGTACGGGGGCTGCTGCCATGTGCCGACCCGTTGGCGTTTCACTACTTTTGCGTTGGCAAACTTCCAACATCCGCCCTCGCGGTTGTGATTGTAGTAGTCGTCGCGGCAATCTTGGCAGAGTTCTTTTGTCTTGTCCATCAGTCGTTCTCCACGCTGTACATTCCCAGCAAGGCACGCCAACGGTTATAGTTGCCCAGCAAGGCACGCCAACGGTTATAGTTGCCTGGCGATGGCAAGATGCTCTCTTGGGCCATGCCGATTGCCTGCTGCAAAGCGATGGTGCGTTCTTCGCACTTCTTGCGGAGTGTCTTGTTCTCGGCTTCCAGCTTGTCGCGGATTGCTTTCGTAGCTATATACTTTTCATTCACAGCCCGGTAGTCGCATTCCAATCGCTCCATCTGCTCAACCGCCCACGTCAAGTCGCTCCGCCGAATCTCCCCCGCCGCATCGCGCGACACACTTCGCGCAAATCCATCTCGCAGGTCCTTTTTGATCTTCTCGACTCGATTCATCACTCGTCCTCCGTTGCTTCAGGATTACTCGGCTCCGTAGCGACCTCGCAAATTACAATGTAATCAGCACTCCGCCCAGTGCATCCCCATTGGATTTGCTGGCCGAGCGGAACCCCAATGGCCGTCTCGCGCGACAAGTTCAACACTTTGCCTTGGTCGCCATATTCACGAATCAAGCCAGCGACGATTCTGTTGATCTGTTCGAGGCCGCTGCAATTTGGGCCCTCGGGAGTTTGTTGCCACTTCCGTAGCCGGTGGACGTGCCCGCACAGATCGTAAATCAGCCGGTGTGGCTTGTCTTTCCACGTTGCAGCGTGCGGACCCTCGCCGCCGGGTGCTTGCCGGTACGCTTGCAGGTCGGCGTGCCAATAGTCCGCGTCACAAAAAGCTTTCAACCGCTCGACCTCTTCGGTCTTCGCCTTGAGTTCCACTCGCAATCGCTCGTACTCCGCCGCCCATCCGTTTTTGCCGTCGATAGCGTCGCGCAGTCGTTGGATTTCTTCAATTCTGGTCATTGGTCGGAGTGTCTTGTTCTCGGCTTCCAGTTTGGTGAGCCGCTCGATCTCCTTGACTGTCCGCCGCAGCAGATCCGCCGTAAACGCGCTATCGAGGTCGGGTTGACCGTCATCCTCTTGCGCGTCGGCTTCTTCCCGGAGTTCTTCGGTCAACTCGGTAAGCAAGTCCATCACTCGTCCTTTCCTTAATTAACACCCCAGCCAGCGCGGCCCCCGGCCTGTGTCGCAGAACCGGAAGTCGAGCCAAGGGAGCGGAGTTTGTCTTCATGGCGAGTCCGTTAGCTTGCGTAATACTGCTTCGGCCATCAATCTCACCACGCCAAGAAAGAGTCGTAGCTTAGGTGCGTCAGAATGATCAATCAAGCCGTGCAAAAGATCACGCGACTCAGTAATCGCCTTGTCATCCCGCAGGCCCGCATCTAGGCGATCGACTTCGGCAAGGGTAAACGCCGCCATCTTCCTCATGTCATTGCCGCTCATCCCGATGCCTCCTGGGCCTTGCTAGTAAGCCGAAAGTAGGCTCCAAGTCCTTATCCTTCAATCGCCGGCAATTGCTTCAGTGCTTCATCACGCGATATGTAGATCGGCGTCAATTCTTCCGCGTAGTTCTGACAAATCATCTGCACGTCGTCGCGGTCGGCGCACTCGATACAGATTGTGGTGAATCCCCAAGTCGCAGGAATGATGCCTTGATGGGACAAGCAGAACTCGCGTCCGCAAACGTGGCACTCCTGCAAGCAACCTGCGCGTTTGCAGAAGTCACAAACGTCGCGTTCGTATTCGGGAATACGTATCTTCACGCCAACGCCTCCTGGCCCCATCGGCTCGTGATTGTGTGTTTGCCGTGGTCGACATGGCGAATGTCGTACCTGTGGTAGTTATTGCTCGCTTCGTTGTCCGCTAGCCACGTATCCACGATCTCGCAGTCAATGTGAATTCCTCCGATGAACACGTAGCATTTTGATAGAGCGTCAATCGTGTTCATTCCGTCCGAATACACCAGCCCACTGAAATCCACTGGAGTGCCTGGGTCCCACCATTGGCCCGATGCCTCTATCACGCTGCCATCAATCATGGGGATGCTGAACTTACGGCCGCCGAATGCTTGCCAGTTTGGCCCCGGTTTTTCGTAGCCGTAGAACCCGAAGCAACCCGAGTCGTGGCCCTGCAACCAATTTCTCCCCTTCCTCTCATAGACAAGTTTCGGCATCCGGTCGACCACGAGCATTCTCTGCGTGGAGTATTTTCCCCTGTGGTCGATGATATCGACGATGTTTATCAGTGCCTTGGTCATCCCAACGCCTCCTGGCATTTTTAGCTGGGGGTTTCGTTACGCTGTCGCCTCCGACAACTCCTTACGCCTCTTCGTACAAAGCCCCGCCACCTCTTTGCGGGACTCAGTTATCAACCGCATGTCGGCCCCGGCGTCCTTGGCGATGGGGCCGATAAACCTCACGGCGCTCGCGTTCCCGAGCCGCTTCTCATACTCCTTGATCACCGCGTCTTGTTCGGCCACATTTGGTCCGGTTGGTTCTGGTGGCGTGTCGTCGAACAACCTCGACTTACGAACCGGTTTGCGCGAGGGCACGTCGATTGCGTCGGCCACGTCGCCTTCTGGAGTTGGGACGGTGTGGCCGGTTATCAGGTCGTAGATGCCGGCGTATGCTTTACGAGTCGCCTTGCCGAGAATTGCGTCGTCCCCCATTTTCTCGTTGACCCGAACAACAATACGATCATCGAACTCGCCGCCGCCGGCCAGTCGCTTCTTGCCTCGGTGGCAGCTCATCTCTTCGCCGTCTAGCAACCACGACGCCACGTAGGCGACGAACGCGCGACCGCCCTGCCTGTCTGGTATCCCAAGCGAATCCTGAAAGTTAGTCAGCCCGGGGTACGTCCTGACGAGTCGCATGAAGCCGGCCTTGCAGCCGTAGAAACGTCCGGCGATGATGTTAAACTCATTGTTCACCGGTCGGAAGCCTCGCACCGTCGCCTCGATAAACGCCGGCCGTACAACCTCGACGGGATACCCATCCGGCTTGTCGTCTTTATCGGTTCTGAACCCCAAGGCATGACCGCGAAGGGCCATGACGTCGCTCATCATCTCGGGGCTGATTAACGAATCTAACTTCTTCGTTAGTTTCGCCAGTGCAAACGCCGAGCCGAATTGTTCCTCGACGTTGGCTAGTTGTGTCCTGCAATCCCTGGCGACCGTTTCGAGTTCTCTGAGCTGATTGGCCTCAGCGGGAGTGGGCGCCAGTTCTGTGCTCGTACTCATTCGATTCTCCAATCGTCATTGTCCCATTTGGGTAGTGAAATCGTTACAGCTATCCGATCCAAGTCCGACCGCCAGGCATCCTCCCCCAACGCTTCCGTCTTGCCGAGACGCTCGACAATCTCGCCGCGCGCACGGCGTATTTCCTCCAAGCCGAGTGCGTAGTCTTCGTCATCTAGATCGTAAACGCGACACTCATTCGCGGGCGACTTGTCTGAGGTGATAAAGTAGAAGGCTCGCACCTCGTAGCCCTGTAGCTTCACCGGCTCTGAATACCATGCTCCTTGCCGGTGGTAACCGAACTTCTTGGCATCTCGGGCAAACTCGCGCGGCGAGAGGGCCCGTGTCGTTTTGAAGTCGCTGAGAATCATTGCGCCTTTGAAGCCCGAGGCCAAATCGGGCCGCGTCCGCAACGCCAGCCCCGTTTCGTTGTCGGTCCATATCAGCGTATGCTCGTGATGCAACGCGGACGAGAACAGCTTGCTCGCTACTGGATGCTCGTGCACGCGGCGCACCATTATCCGTGCTGTGTGCATCTCCTCGGCCTTGAGATAGATGAGTCCAGGGTGTTCCTCCGTCCATTCCTTGTAGGCCTTGCCGTGTTTTGCGCGGGCCTTGCTGAGTTTCTCTTCCGGGATTACAATGGCTACGTCGCCGATACTGCCAGGTGACGAGAACAATTGATGGGTTGCCGTACCGAACGCGAATACCGCCTTCTCTTGGCGGGCATACAACGGCGGCTTGGCCACGTGCATTCCGTAGAAGTAGAGCGGGCCGTGCTTGATGTAATCGCCGCACTGAGAATTCGACAGTTCGGCCCGCGCGTGATAGTCGGCCATCGTGCATTCGATGTGCCGGGGCTTGGTGGGTGCTTCGGTGATTTGATTCACGGGGTTTGTCCTTTCGGGTTTACCAGCACGATCCCCTCGTCCGTCCCACGCATCACGACCATCTCATCGTAGGGGTCTTTGTACTCATGGTCATCCTGCGGAATCCGCGGTACGTCATATTCGTCTTTCAGTCGCGGGTCGAACATCTTGAGTTCCGCCAGCCACATCTTGACGCCCTCGTCTGGGCATGTAGGCGCCGATGCTATCCAGTCGTCAAGGCTGGCGATGGCGCGATTACAAGACGCTGTTGCAAGTTCTGGAAACCACCGATACAACCACGGCCTACACTCGTCTATAAACCGGGGCAGTTGGTGCGTAAATGGCGAGTCGTTCGTCATCCAGCCAAGTATCTCGTACAAGTCGCCGATTCCGTTGTCATGCTCACCCCGCGGCGCCATCAATAGGCGGCTTGTGGTGATGACGAGGATCACCCGCAGGGGGAAGGTCTTGGTGATTTGTTTCACGGGGTTGTCTCCTTTTCACAGTTCTTTCTCGATTGCTTTTTGCAGGCCATCCCGCTCCTTCTTGGTGGATGACCTGTAGCACATCGGGCACAAGACGGGGAACCCATGACATGCCTCGAAGTAGACTCCACACCAAGAGCACACAAGCCCTTCGTAGAGATTTTCCGCAGCTTCACCCATTTTGATGCTTCTCCTCTCTGGCCGCCTCGTCTTCGGGCATTTCTTCGTCGCACTCGCCGCGAATCAGGACGGGACATGTGGGGCCGCAACCTCCCGATAGTCCCACAACCTCGCAGCCGGACGTTGACAACGGATAGTGGCCATCAATAAGCGCCAGACTATTCCGACAATGCTCGATTTCCGCCTGGGTCCGTACAGGCCTGATGGCTGCTCCAAATCCGTCGAACACCTGCTTGCTTGCCGCGACTAGGTCGCGCTTGCTGTAATGGCCCGCCGCACGCCCTTGGCGGGTCAATAATCTGGTCGCGTAATCCACCAGCCGTTCGATTGGGTGCCACTTACTCACAATCCACCTCCTTCCTGGCCGCTTCGGCGGATTCGCGGGTGGAGAAACATCGTTCCACCTCGATGTCATATTGATTGGGCCCACGCGAGTTGTCTGATGGCCATTTGACCGTGACACCCCAACCGGCGTTGTGCCAGACACGCCCACAACGAATTGCTCCTACTGCATCAATCGACCATACCTGGTCGTCTGGCATCTGTGGCACCCCATCGGCTGTCTTCGGCAGCTTGTCAACGAAGGCCTCCAGCTTCGGCAGCTTGGCGATGCGATGCGCAAGAGCCTCGTCGTTGTCACAGATAACAATGTTCCGTACGAAGCGGCCCTCGTCGTCCAACTCATCGATTCTCCACCAGGTGGTGCCGAAGTAATCGTGGTGCGTGGCGATCCAGTTCATGACTCCACCTCGTATTCCGCGCAAGTCATCCCAGAGTCCAGCATAGTGAGCGCATCATTGATAGCTCTGGTCACAGGCGGCGTGTCCGGAGTGTTCTCGCACGACGAGAACGGGTGAAGAATTTCGCCGGATCGCTTGATACGCTGCCGTAGTGTCTCTAGGTCTCGCGTCAGGTGGGTAATCTCGACTTCACTCATGATCCGCCTCCTTTCTGGCCGCCTGAAATGCGACCAGAAACCGGCACGTCTGATGGTTACAACACGGACGAGTGCAACAGGGGGGGCAATGAAGCGGCTTGGCTTCCAGCTCCTCAATCATCCGCACAACCATCTCTGTCGCCACGTCGCGCGGTGTGTCCGGCGATGTCAGCAGGGCCTCGGCGAGCTCTGCTGTCGTTGGGTGCTCACTCACGACTCGGTCTCCTTTGCTTTGGCGATAGCAGCCTCCGCTAGTGTTGTCGCAACGCCGCCCAGGGCTGAATCGCCTTGCACGGCAGCGTGTACCATTGCTTTGCACGCTTCCACCAAATCGTCATGGGCATTGCACGCGCGGACGATGAATTGAGCGTTAGCCTCCTCGTCCTCGTCCTCGGCCGTCACCACCTTTGCAACGCAACGGGTCGGTGCCTCAATAACCCAGCACGCAGAAAAGGCGGAAGCGGCAGTGTGGCGATATGTCCACGGTACTGGCGTATGGTTACTCACGATCCACCTCCTTCTCCCCAGGGCCGCGCCGTCACTTCGGTCCCATACCGCGCTCCCATGTCATCCCGCCGTAGCGGTTCTTCGATGGGCGGGTCATCCTCCAGGTCTTCCTCGGGCAACAAATCTTCGAGTTCCCAAATTCGGGACTGGAGCTTCTTGTGGGTGTCCCGCTCGAGTTTCTTGAGTCGGTCGATCTCCTTTTCGCACCACTTCAGTCTGCCTCGCGTCTCCGCATGGGCACATTTCAAGTCGGACACCATCTCGCACACCGGGCAGAGGTCGAGGTTGTGGACGACTTGGCAACCCTCGTGATCACGGCAGGCGCCGGGTATCGTCTCCAATTGCGGTCTGGTGTCGGGTGAACTAGCCATGGGTTTGCTCCGTGGTTGACAAATCTTTTGGCTCCCAGCCTCTGAACTCCAGCACCGGCATCCGCGAGTCAAACGGCAGGTCGCCGCAATAGAGCGCGAGATGATCTGGATGGGCTTCGGACGGCCGGACTGCATAGACCGTACCATTCGGAAAGTGCGATAGTTGTAGTGTGACGATGGCACCGCACTCGCGTCCGCCGACCAACTCGCACTCTCTGTAGTCTCGGTCCATGTTCAGGTCCTTTCATTGGCATTGAAACAGCTTCCCTCGATGAGGATTATGATTTTCATCAACAGCCCAAGTCCACCTGATACCAACCATGCCAGAGTTTGGATCTGGATGTTCAACGTACTCTCCAATCTTCCATTCATGCTGGTCATCTGGGGTAGGATGCTTGCGGTAAGCGTGAACGTCGCCCCTCCAGCGTTTTCCAATTGCGGTTCTCGTTGGAAGCGAACAAGAGTATTCCGGCAATGCGAATAGCTCTTCTCGGCTTATAATGGTTTCTTCCATGGTGAGTCAGCTATATCAGTGCCCTTTGTTATGGCGGCCACCGGCGTTGCTTCCTGCGCGGCCGGTTCCACCGAGTTATTCCGTACGATACGATGCGGGTTCCACCCGCTCCATCGCTCAGCCGTCGTGGCCGGGGCGTCCTTCGGTGACTTGCTCCGATTCGGCCGGGAGCGGGAGTTCCGTGCCACGTGCCTCACACGCAACCGTTCGCATTTGCCCGATCTCGCCGTCTTCATCGAGTAATTCTTGCACCTCCATGGCCGCCCGCTGTAGGGCGAGAGCATCGAATGTGCACCAGTGTTTGCCTGCATAGTCCTCAATCATCCCCATCGCGGTTCTGGCCGAGCCCGCGCGGGCAACCAGACAATCGACGACTATCGGCTTTGGCGGATCGCTGCCATCAATGCCTCGGATCTCAGCTAGGGCGCGGTAGAATTCCCCGCGTCGGCCAACAAAGAGAAGTACTTGGTGGCCTCCATGGAAGCCGCTGCCAAATGGGATCGCGTGGACGTTCCTGAACCCTAACTCAGCGTTTGATTTCATGGTCTCATTCTCCTTTGTCGGGGGAAACAATCGCCTAGCCGTCCTGGCCGTCGCGTCCTGATTTCAGTCGTCTTCCCATTCGTTATCCTCGTCGTCATCGTCATCCCAGTCGTCGTCCTCGTCGTCATCCTCCCAGTCGTCATCGTCGTATCGGCCGACGTCACCTGGCTTGATACGACTCTGACGGACGATCCCGAATCCATCTGCAACGGTCATGATTCACTCCCACGGCCAACGGCCAGTAAAGGCGTAGTACACCAGCAGGCAGCCTGCGGCTGTAGCCAGGGTGTCTGTACTGATGGCAACGGCGGATATTAGGGAACGCATGGCGTCTCCTTTGCCTCAAGCCTCAAACTTATACCGCCAGTGCAGAAAAACATCTTATCCAAAGTATCGGGGGCAAGATCTATCTTCGCTCTCAGTGCATCTTCTATCGACGACACCAAGCCTCGGGGCCCCGACGGGGAACCTCCAACCGTCCGAAGAACTCGCCAAAGTACACAGGCCTCTTCGTGCGACAGGTCGAGCTTGTAGGTATCTACAGTAACAGTCTCGCGTTTACACTGTGCCATGATTACTCCTTTGCCAAGGGTAAAAGGCCCCGCCGAACTCGACGCCCGGGGTTGTTGCAGCCGCCACGTAGAAGAAGAAATGCGGCGCGAGCTGGCTCGAACAGCCTGCGACTGCCAGGGGGCAGCCTGCCGCCCTGACGCGGAGACGGTCCCAGCGGACCATTGGCTTCCGCGTGTTTTCGCGGTACGCCGCGCAGAAGAAAGTCGCAACGGCTCCCGAGGCCCTGTTATCCGGTAAGAATAACTCCGGGGTTCCGTTAGGCCGGCCGCCGTCCGCTCGGGCACGGAACGCACACCCGAGGACTTGATTGGCCACGGAGCCGTTGCGAGAGAAGAACCCTATTCGGGGGCGGCATTTCAGCTTGCGTGTGGCCATCTCGTGTTTCACCGCTCTTCCGTGACATTAGGCGCACAGATTTCGAGACACCGCCGGACAGTCGCCAGATCAAACACGCGGGAAGTTCGGATCCTGGTTTCCATGTCGACCCAGAATCGCCCTTCGCCAGCCGCTTCCGAGATCGCCTGCAATTCGTTTCCGAGGTTATCCGGACCGAGTCCGCCAGCATAACCAGAGTAGATTCCCGCCATCGCGCTTGGCCACTTGTCCGGCACGACGCCCACTCCTCCCGACTTGTCGTACAAAGGCACTGCGTCCAAGCCAGCGTCGCGGGCGATCCCCACAAGTTGATCGTTCACTCCGTCGCACTGAAAAATCACCTGCCATCTTTGTTCCCGATATCGTCTCTTTGCAGCGTCAACAAAGTTAGGAGCTAGTAAGTGCTGGTGCGCATGGAAATTGAGCTGCACACGCTTGCCAAGATCCAGAAGTGGACCGACGTTGGTGAAGAGTGGCGTCCAGTTGCCGGCGCAAATCTCACGCACCCACTGTCCGCACACGTGAAACGATAACGGTATAAGGCGGCACCGACGGCATGTGTCGGATAGCCGCGCAAGCCATTGCAGGGACGGAAATCTGTTGCCACCACCGCTTGAGCCTGACAGAAGAATTCCCCATTCGACGAACGGAAACTCCTCGGATAATTCGACCAGGTTCTTTGGGTCAACCGAATCGTCTGCACCAGTCATTGTTACGCGGCTGAGCTTCATGTGTGTTCTCTTCCCTCGGCTTTGGTGAGCCAAGTATGTCAGCCCCTATTTCAAATCCTCGACCAGCCGCCGTGATCTGCAATGCCGTCCGTGTGCGACGGCTGGCCGAGGGGTTGATTGTCTTACTAAATCCCTCCGGTCATCACCATAGATCGGATGTCGATCAGCACGGTCGTGGCCGCGGTCGCCACACGCTTGGCAATCCGCCCAATGGCGTATTTGCTCGCACTGACCGGAGCCACTGACTGACTGAGCAGGTGAATCGTTTCCTTCCCATCATTCACCTCGTCATGTCCCCCATGCAGTTCATAATCGACGCCCATCATGTCCCCCAGTTCAAACGTGCCGCTGGGACAGTCGAACTCGAACACGCCGGTGGTGGCCACTCGTACCGGATCCGTATCGCCCGAACGGCTTCGCTGCATGGCCACTCCGAGAAAGTCCTCAGCGAATCTTTCCTGCCGAATTACTTCATAGGCCTCGTCTCCCTTGCCGGCTAATTCTGGTCGAGACTCATATTGGACCATCGACGCTGGTTTGGCTGAGGCACCTAACTCATGGAATTCATGGCGTTCCTGGTAAAGCAGATCGCCGATTTCGATGACGCTCGCCGAATCGACCGCCGAAACGACCGGGTTCCTGTCGCCGTATCTCCAACGCGTCTTGTCGCTCATTCCGCTATCCTTTCCAAAGAACCCCAAGGGAAAACAGCCGGCGGCCCGGCCACCCAAGCCGTCGACAACGGTAGGCAGTGTTACCAAGTGCATGCCCAGGCACGGCTGGGACCGGGAGTGTATCCCAGCATTGCCGCGGCGGCGGGCGTGGCCCTGGGCCGCGGGATCGGCTGTGCTCACGTGTAAGCAAAAGTAGACGCGCCTCGGCCACCACACAGCCAGCCGAGGCGCGCAAACAAAACCCCCTCGGGCCGCCATCCTGGTCGAACCAGCGGACCCTCGGGGGGGATAGGGACAATCATCGCTAACGCGCAGAACGCGCGCTCGACCAGGAGCGTTCATCAGGGGCTTCTTTAGTTAGGGCACCAACTTGGCGCTCGAGCTACTCGAGCTTAGAGGTGCCAGTGTTTCGCTTATACCGGCGATTGTAGCAAGTACGCTACGCCTGTCAAGGTCACTTTTTTGGAATTTCTGCAACTTGTCGAAGTTGGTCGGTTTCTACGCCCAGGGCATCGGCCAATCTGTAGAGGACATCACTGCTGGGCGTCAGGCGGCCCGTCTCAATGCGTGCAATCGTGACCCTGTGCACTTTTACCGTTTTGGCCAAGGCCTCCTGAGAGAGCCCCTGCTGCTTTCTGAGGCGGGGCAGATTTGCAGACAGTGCTTCTCGCAGTCTGGTTTCGTCAATCATTTCGCTCATCCTGGTATTGTAGCGAATGCGTTACGCGATACAATAGGAATCGGGGTAGGTGAAAGGAAAGACGAATGAATCCCGACGACGCCACGTTTGACCAAGGGGTATTATGGGCCGCCGCGCGATTGGTAGAATTTCACGACCAGCCGGGGATTGCCAAAGAACTGCTACAGCAGTCAGGCGTCGATGTACTGGAGGCAGACATCACCGACGCGCCATTCATTGCGAAAGCGATGGAAGGATAATCCCCGCCACGACTTGCGGCAAGAAATGCTCTAGAGTCAGTCCGCTGACATTGTTTGCAACCCGGAATCGAGGACACTCCAATGACGAAGATCAATTACCCTCCCGGGAAGACCAATATGCCATGGATTTGCGTGGTCGGCGTGGCGGCCATCGGGTGCGTATTAGTAGCGACTGCCGATTACGACGATCCGCTGAAGATTCCCGCATGCTACTCGACGGTTCTGGATAGGATCACAATATCAATCACACTAAAGTTTGACGACGAGAGCATTTTTCCGTGGCTGACCTGTCGTTCCAATCGCGGACAGATTCTGTTGCGGGCGCGCGTCAATAATCTTGTGCGAGGTTCTGAAGACCAGCATATCCGTTGTCAGGAGTAGTCTTCGTGCCGGTATGGTATGGCTCTGCTGGCGATCAGTTGGAGTAATCCTTAACAGCAGAAACCCCCTTTGCGACAGACGCCGAGAGGTCCAAACTCCCGGAGGTCCAAGCGCCGGCCGGAGCTGCTTTAGCCGAAATGAAATATGGCAGACGCCCAAAAAGCCGACTTGGAATTCGATCCGCCCTTGGATGCAGGTATTTCCCACGCGGTACTTGCTTTGATCAGCCATGGAGTGGAAACTTTCGAGTCGTGCGAGGGAGGGCCTGGGCATGCTTACCCAGTGCCAACCGTGCGATTCCACGGAGAGGCCTCAGAAGGTTTCCGTGCTTTGGCGGCGGCAATGAAAGAGGGCTTGCCCGTCGCGGAACTAAGGCGGGTGTGGTCCATTCAGGACGAAGAACCGACAGGCCCGTGGTGGGAGATCACGTTTGTGAAGATCCCCACCACGGGCCTCTAGTCGCACTAGGATGCGGGGGCAGAATTTTAGCGAACAACACCGTGTCCTGATCGATGCCGACCGTATGCCCGGTCGCTTTGCAGATCGCGATCAGGTGGTGTACGTTCGGCTCTTTCTCGCCGCTCTCCAGCCCGCAGACAAAACGCTGGGACACCCCGATCGCGTCGGCTAGCTCACGCTGAGTGAGCTTCGCTGCCAAGCGGGCGTCGCGGATTTCTTGGTTGAGAGCGGGGCGGGGGATTTTTCGGGTTTTGCGTTTTGGCATGTCAGAAAACCTCGTCAGGGGTCAGTTGCTCAAAATCCCACCCCCGGCGGCCAGAACCCGGGGAGTCTAATTCCGGGCAACGGCCATCACCGTAACCCATACGACTAGCCGAGGGGTGGGGAAATCTATATCAGTCGTAGTGTGGCGACTTCAAACAGAATCGTTTTGTCTGGGCAAAACCGGGCACAAGCTCTCTCGCCCATTATTTTCATGAACTCGTTATGACAGACGATTGTGTCGCCGTCGGCAGCGTCCGCGATCTTGTCGGCTAGATGTGCTGTCCAGTTGCCCATGGGGATCTCGTGCTTCATTTCAACTCCTCGGGTTAGGGAAAAGGAAATCCTTGGATCACGACGATTAGTTGTCTGACATGAGTCGAACGAACTCGTCGGCATCCTCGTCTGTGGGAATCCAGTCGGCGTCTTTGTACGCTTCCCAAAAATAGGTGTCGAACACGTCGGCCAACGAACACTCGTAGTCAGCGTCTGAAGATGGATTGATGCCGGACTCAAGCATCCACTCGGTATCCACTCGCCGAACGACAGGGTCCATGGGGCAGTCGTCGACGTTTTCATCGTTGTAGTAGTCGCGGGCTGTCCGGTAGACGTCCTGAAATGTTCCAATAGTTCTCATCGTTTCAACTCCTCGGGTTAGGGTTGGAGAAAAAAAGGCTGGCTCCCCGCCGGACGGCCACACGTTGGTTAGCCTCCAGTGGAGGCCCGCCCGGTGCCCGGTATCCGTCCGCCTGGGCCTGGCGTGGCGGGGAGCCAGGGAGATTAGTCGATGTTGTAACCAGCCGCTTCCAGTTTCGGTCGCAATTCTTCAACCAATGATTGCGGAGCTGCTTCTCCTTCCTCCGCCAGGCCCGCAGTGTCCGGCACGCACATCAAGAGACGTTGGCGGCGGATGGGTGGGCCGTACGCGATCAGATTCCCGCTGCCGAGCGGGTGGAGGGGAAATTCCTCGTCGCCGGCCGGGTCGCTCGGGTCTATCGAGGAATAGTGGCGCATGCCATCTGAGTCGATGGGATAGCATTCTGCGTCCGCGGCGCTGATTTCCGCCAGGTGCATATCTACAGCGATCCAGCCGCCTGCGACACTGGCTGCCATGCCGATCCACTCCGCGGTCTTCTGGTCGATCAATCGGTATTTCATCTCATTTCTCCCTTTGCCTCCCCCGATTCTGCGGGGGCCAGGTCGAGAGTCACTTGCTCTCGGCAAACTCAAGCCGGCCGCCCAGGGCTAGACCGGCACTCCATCGCTATCCACAAGGCCCTTAGTCACGTTAGCAGCATAGACTGTCACACCTTCAGCCACTTCGTGAATGTTGTTTTGCAAGAACGTATCTATCGCTTCCGCATCGTCGATCTTATCCCCGTCAAAACTCAGAGTAATCTCAACAGTCAGTTCGATTCGTCTCATCGTTTCGCTCCTCGTTTCGGGTTGTCGTTGTGTCCTTGTCATACTTGTATTATACCCTCTAGGTCGTCAGAGTCAATATACCCCGTGGGGTTTTCTCGATTATTCCCGAAAAGGGCAAGAATGGGGGGGCAGGGTTGCCTAGATTGACATGGGGCGGCGAGTCCACTCGTCACCCCCCTCGGATCGGCACGTCCTGATGCCCGAGACGATTCAGCCACGGAAACGGCACGGCGGGAATGGGCCGGTCGAGAAACTGGCACAATGGCTCCCAGTCAGAAGCCAACGGCACGCAAAGGAGCTGGGCCGGCGGAATGGTGTTCACGATCGTGTCGTGGTGCCAGTCCCACGCAGTCCGCAGCCCGGCACGATCGGTTGGGCTGCAGCCGAACAATGTGTTCCGATGATACTGATCGTAGATCATCGGCGACGTCCAGAAGCCCGGTATTCGTAGCAGGCTCCTGCGCCAAGCGCTAAATCGCCGCGTACTCAAGATGAATTTCGAGCGGGGAAACATCTCGAGCAGATCCCGCCAATGCGTAGCGATCAGGACGTCTCCGGCCGCGTCGTGTCCCTCAAGCTGATCCCAGTGCCGCGGATTGTCGATCGGGTTCCATCCGAGGATGCGGAGCGCTTTCGACAGGCTGGTTGTTCCGCACCGGGGCAGGCTTACAATCCAGACGTGTGGTTTAGCGTTCATGGGCATTCGCATTCACCATCAGCGCTCTTTCCGGGCGGCACTGGTGCCTCGCCATACGTCCGGAGCCGTTCCTTCCACGCCGGATTTGCGTAACATTTCGCACATAGTCCTTCGTGACCAGGGTGACTAGCTACAAACACCGCTGCGTCACCAGACGTAAACGGCGCATGACAACAACTACAAATGCATTTAATGGGCATCACGGTTTCCTTCGTGTGGTTTAGGGGACATTCTGCTTCTCTTCAAACAGGTGGCGGGCAAGGCCAAAGTCGGCCTGGGTGTCGATGTCGATCGAATCGCCGCGCGACACGTACCACGATGGGCGTGCCCCAATATGATAGCCGGTCCGGTCGATGGCGTCGCGGGTGAGAATCGAGAGCGTGAACGGAAACGTGTAGAATTGGGGCAGGTTTTGGCCGGTGGTATGCCATTCGCCCCACTGCCAACCGATCGGGCGAAAACACTCGTCGAGCAAGTACGCCTTGTGTGGATAGACGACACAAATAGAATCGTAGCCGTGGGCTTTTGCGTCAGGCCAAGAATCCAGGACCTCGTGGTATTCGTCAAACAACGGATCGCAGACTTGCGACCATATCAAGTCATCGTCTCCCGGCACTTGGGCGCAGGTCCATCGAATCCAGTCCCCGAACGATATGCCATTGCTACAGAGTTCAGCGCTACAGAGAATCGGCGTCACACCCCAGCGTTTGTTGAGACGCTCCAGCCGTTCGGCGTCCTCACAACTGACGTAGATGTCGGCCGCATCGAGTCCCGCGTTCAGTAGGGCCTCGATGTTGATATCGACCAGCGAAGATTGATTGTGAAACGGACGCCAGTTTTTATCCGGCACCCGTTTGCTACTTGTTTTTGCGGGGATGATTGCTCGCATTGTACCACTCCGTTTTCGTGTTATAGAGTTCTCGCAATAGCCCGGCCAGCGTTCTCTCAACTCGCGGCCAGACCGACATATCATCGGGCAGTTTGGGTTTACCAACAAGCCCGGGCGCGTATTCCCGCCCTCCACCACCGGTTCCAATAATCCGAATCCGCTTGTATCCAATCTTGGCCAACCAACTCATGGCGGCTGCCACGGTGTGGTGATGCGCAACGCCGCCGGTCGAGAGTCGGAAACGCAGGTTATCGGCCATGCAAGAATTGCAGGCGTACCGCAGCCGCTTGTGGGCAGGGAAGTCGGCGGGCAGTTCTTCCGAACCGATTAGCTTGGACGGGGACACGAAGCAATCCACGCGAGACCAAAGTGGCCGCATCGGTTCCCCAAATCGAGCGTGGCAGAAAAACGCAAACCGGATCGGCTGCTGTTTTCGCAATAGCAGCCCGGCCTCGTTGATAATCGCGACGTCAGAACCGGGGCAGGCGTCGATCCACTTCTGGGCGTGGATGGCCGTCGGTCCCTTGGCGACGATGGTTATGGTGCGGCTCATCGCTAGTCCTCCCACTCGAAGGATCATGGCTTGTTCCTCCGATGCCCCCGAAGCCGGTAACCGAACCAGAATCCTATATACCAAACGCAAAACACAAATACATATTCGCTCATCGTTTTGCCTTTCCGAAGCATCGGCCAGCGGGGGGGCACACGACAAGCCGACCAGTCAGCTCGGCTATTCGTGCGGCCTGGCGTGAATCGCTTTCGACGTAAAACTTGGGTTGGATCGCGCTGCGTTTCGCGAGGAATGTCTGGAGAGCATCGGCCTTCCATGCGGCGACGTCGGAGCCTCGTCGGTCGGCCAACGACTCCCACGGCCCCATGATGAGTTGTTTGGCCTTCACCCCCCAGCGATCCATCCATGCTAGCGTGTCCGGCCGGTAGCGTTCAAGCCGAGCGGTCACGATTAGCTTGGCGGCTCGCTTGCGGACCAAGTGAAGAGGGGGGGTTTCCTCAAGAAACCGTCGATACCGTGGCCCATCGTCATCGTCGCCGGGCGCGCAGTCGTGGCAGAGAATCCCGTCGAAATCGAGGGCGAATGAGTCCAGCAAAACCGAGTTGAACAGATTCCATTCCAGCAAATGTGGCCATGGTAAGTCCATCGCCCAAATATCTGGCTTGGCAATTGCCGCCGGGTTGACGTAGACGGCCGCGTAGATCTTCTCGCCGGGCATCTTCGCAATGACGTTTTTTGTTCTCTTCAGGCTGTTGCCCGTCATCGTAGTATCGTCAATGACAAGGATTTTTCCTTTTCCTTTCGGCGTGCCCTCATTCAGTCGCCAACCATTGCCGGCAGGCACCCAATCTCCCTGGTGGTGCCGGATAACGATCATCGGCAGGTGGAGAGCCATCGACAGAAGCGTCCCCGGGGCAAGCCCAGACCTACTGACGGCGGCGATTTGCGTAATGTCCGGCGGCAATCTCGGAACCAGAGAAAGAGTATCAGACGCCAACCGCTCCGTGGTGATATATTCTGGCGTATCGCCGACGGGCCTGAAGGCCGATAGCCAGTTGCCGCGAGGCTTCCATGGGGCGATTTTGCGGATTGATGTGTTGCGACTGGGTGTCTTCTTGATTGCTTTCTGGACCTTTCTGCGGATCGCCAGCTTCAGGGCCGGTTCTTCCAGTTTCACGACCGAGAATAGACGGCGTAGGAATGGCTGGTTCTCACTCATCCACTTTTGGGCTCGCGGTAGGATATCAGCGACAATCTGATCGAGCCGACGAACACAGCCTTGTTTGCCCCACCGATCCATCCGTCCAGCCAAATCGATACACTCTTGGCAATGAGGCATCCCGGACTTCTCGAACGACTTCAGCAGCATGCTTCCCGGACCCCAGCCGTTTGGTGGAGGAGCACTCACCTTTGATCTGCTACCTCCACCACCACAAGAGCGGCAACCGCCGGAAGACGGTTTGGATGATTTCGGTTTGGCGGACCCCCTGCGTCCTCCCCTCTTGGGTGCGGGACGATTGTCAGCGCCGGAGACAGCAGGCAGTCCCATCCTTTCTCGATAGGCATTCAACTTGCCGATGGGCATATCGGCCGTCCCATCGCAGATAGCACGGGGGCGACTGCCTTTTGGCCATTGTTCGCAGACGGCGGCCTGGTCGTTTTGCTTCGTCTCTTGTGTGTTCATTCGATTATTGTGACCTGGAGTCGGTAGGCTCCATCACTATCAGGACAATCAAGCAAGGTGGTAGCAATCAATTCGCCACTGTCTGCAAAATACGGGTCGCACTCCTCAGTAGCCATTATAACCTCTCCACTTTGGCCGAATTGATGGCACTCACCCCCAACCACAAGCATCTCTAGTAAGGCGTTACGAAACTCAAACTTGACGAGACAGTCTCCTACCGTCAAGTAACCTACGTAGCCACACGAATATTTTATGCCCAGGTCTGCGCCTTCCCACAAGTCTGCGGTCTGCCAGAAATACAACGTCACGTCATAAGTACAGTCCACTGGATAACCGGACGTGTCACCAGGTTCCGACCACTCGTGAATATGGACGAATATCTGGTCAGGGTGTCCCCCACACTCTTCGTTGCAAGGTGTCGCTTCATCGCATTTCCCGCGAACACAGTCAGGGATCAAAGATGAACCGAAGACCGTGAGCGGTATGCTCACATCGTTCAGCTCGAAACTAAAGAACTCCGACCCTGGATCAAATTCGCCCGTCTCAACTTCTGCTGGGGGGCCGCATGAAAATGTTGCCGTGCCTTCAAACGGAGAGTAGAGTTCAGGCATGTCCACGGAAACGACGCATTTCCCCGGCGCAGAACTAAGAACAAGACGAACACGATCTCCATCGGCGCCCCATCGACGCTCGTCAACGTCCCACACAAGCAGATGATAGGTGGCATCCACCTCGTCCACCACAACCACACAAATCTCTTCGGGAATACAACGACAGTTGCCACAAAAAAAATGCCAGCAACTGCAATTACCACACCGAACCGTGCTTACAATTATTTCACTGTCCACTTCAGTAGCGAACAATTCGTCCAAGCCACACGAACATCCCTGCTCGATGTCGATTACAATAGGCGAAAAAATCTCATTTCCAGATGCCTCCAAAGCCGGCGCCAATATGCAATTTCCGTATTCATCCTCTGTTAGATATATCCGCTCATTGAAACTCGTGCCCGGAGGAAGATAGGTCCAACCTCGTCCCATCTCGTTATCAAACCACTTGAACTCAGCATGTTCAACTTGTCCATGGGCATGACGCTTTCCGTGCAGACATATCCGCGAGCAGACCTGCTCGCATTCTCCACACGCACCTTCGTACGATTCACCCAACTCTCTGAATTTGCCTTCCGGAACCTCGGCATCTTCATGTTTTAGATATGGCAAACGAGCTTTGCGGTGATCATCCAAAAAAAGGGTCCCAAAACAATTCGTCGGGCCTTCCACTCCGGCAATCTCCATCGCAGTCGGGACGGACAAACAGGTGACTTGGTCGTGATCGACCTCATATGATTGGTCGAAGATGACAGAATCGTTCTGCGTCGCGACAACATGCCAAACGCAGTTATCGTATTCATCCAGACCGAGATCCACTACGACCGAGATGCCAAACATTGAGCCAGAATAGACCGCAGATCGCTCCAAACCACGCGTATGAAACATCAATTCAGCATGGCTTTGGCAGCACGCGTTTTCGATATCATCGGGGATAAATCGAAGATAGATTCCTCGCGGGACACAGCGGCAACAGTAGGCAAGCTGCACCGGCTTATCTTCATGTGTTGGTAGGTTTAGCCGAACAAACCTACAGGGGTCACAGCAGCAGCATTGATAAAGACTGCCCAGCCCTTCAGGCAAGGCACCTGACTCATCGTGGAATTCTCTGCATTGCAGATTCCCTCGACAGCGATCCGGGCCCTGAGATTCCTCTGAATACTGGCTCATCGGTTCCGCTATGAGGAGTAAATTTCTTCCGTGCAGCAGAGAGTTTGTACCGTCCACCAGCAAGATGGATCGTACAACATCTCTACACAGTCTGGGATATCAAAATACGGCCCACGCGCCATGTAGACTGCCATGCCTTCCGACAGTTCAAGCACGCCAATCGGTATGCTGAACCAACAGCCGGCAGGATCATAGATATCAACTTCATCGCCGGTCTCGAAAGAAGAATTACACGAAACCGCCAATATTTCGGCACGGACCCCAGAACATGCTGACGATATTTCCGCTCCGAAAGGCAGCAAATAAAGCACGCGGAAACTAATTATCTCAGTCCCGCTAGATCCTCCCATCTCGACGCATCGCGTACCGTGCAACGTCAGTCCGGTTTGGGCATAGATCCCGCCTGTTACGTTCGTAGTTTCGAGATTGAAAACTTCGATTTCTTCGTCGGTCTCCAGGAGCGTCTTGTCTTCGGCGGTAGAGGTTTCGACAAGCCTCGTGCATATCGCGGAATAGATGGTAGTGCCAACCCTGGCCGGAATTCCGTCTGCGTGTGTCTTGACGAGTATCTTGTCTCCCCTGGACAGCCTGTTTTGTGGCAGGGGAGAACGGCGACGATGTCCCTCTATGGCGTCCGCGCTGGCAGCCGATTCTGCCGTCGTGGGCGGGCGAAACGTCTGTCCCTTGCGGTAGCGTCGCATTATGGCCCACCCCACCCAAACACGGATGCGTAAGCCGTCCATTCACGACCAATCGGCCGAATGATTTCTATGCAGTCGATCGGGCGAATCGCCCGTACCAATCCCCCGCCATCCGTGTCAGTGTCCCACTTGTAGACCGGTGAGACGATATCGAATCCTTTCTTCTCGGCAATCGTGATGCCGCCAACCACCAAATTGGTAACATTGCGCGAAACCTCGAACGAATATTCCGCCGATGCCTCAGCTTCTGATTCTGTTGCGTTGCCGCCGGCGTAGGCAATCTCGCCGGGATCGTATCCCAAAAATGTATCGTTGTTTGGATGGCCGACCAGTGTTCCGACGGCTCGCAGGTATGCGTGATTCAAAAACATCTGTGGATGCCGGTACGAAATAACGATTCGCGTTTGGCCGAACGGGACATCAACCCCGACAACTTCTTGACCGTCAAAGATCACGCCTCCGTTATTTGAGCAACTCTCGCCCGGATATCCGCTATCTTCTGGATAGCCTGCAATTCTTTCTCCGGCCGTTGCTTTGGCGGTTCCGGCTGCGTGTTCAACGCGAACGAGGTATGTTCCTGTTTGGTTGTTGTAGGGCGAGTAGGTCACACTAATTTCGTACAGTTGAGCGTAGTACGATTCGTGCAACTGAATGGAATTCCAGAACAACGTACCCATCGGTGTGCTGTAGACCGGGTAGGTCGTCTGGATGAGCCCCATGACCAACGAAGCCACCACATCAAATGCGTCGCCACCTCCGATATATGGGAGCGTTCCTTTGACGCGCATCTTGCGAACGATCGTCTGATTATCGCGGTCAAGCGACTGATCCGATCCGGTGATGTCCTCCAGAGTCAACGCCATCAGTTCACCCTCCACCTGGCGAGAAACTGCTCGGTTGCCGCCAGTTGCTTCGCTGTGTTTTCGGCGATGCGATCTATCCCGGCCAGTTTGATCGCCGCTTTGGCCGTGTGTTTGTTGATCCCTGCAAGCTCGGCAACCATTTTCGCCTCGGGGCCAGCGGCACCGGGCTGAAATCCCGAGATTCGCGCGGCCGCGGCTGAATAGGTCGCGGTCAGAGCGATGCCACGGGGAGCGACCCTTCTTCCAACGTCCGCGTCTGACTGGTCAAGCTGTCTGAGCCGCATGTCGAAGTGCTTTTGAATAGCATCCAGGTCGGGACCCGTGTCGCCGGTGTCGCGCAAGGCAATCCGCCGCTCGTGCTCTATCAACTTCCGTTGCCGCTCTTTCTCGTCCGTCGTGCTCATCTCGATTTCCAGGCGTCTGGTCTGGTCGCGGAGGCGTGTGGTTGCGTCCTCACGCAGACCCGCATTCCATTCGGCCTGCTCTTGTCTTTGCCGGGCGACATTGATCGCGACACCCTCGAGCGCGGCATTGCGAGCGTCTTCAACCAGCCTCAGGCTCGCGCCGAGCTTCTCCGCGTTCTCTCTCTCGACCGCGTATCGCTTCGAGATCGCCGCGATGGATCGCTGCTCTTCGTCCTCGATCTGTTGAATCCGGTAGTCGCTGATCTCGTCGATGAGGCGTTTATTCATCGCAACCGCGTCGTCGGATATTGGTTCCGGCGTTGCGGGGTCGGCTGCCGGTGCGACATCGCCCTCGCCTCGCACCTCACGGTTGTAGAAGGCTACTTCTGCCGAAGCAGCCCTCCAAGCTTTGCCGAGTGCTGAGAGATTACGAAGCCTGGAATCAATCTCCCTCTGCTGGTTGGCCATGATCTCGGTATTGCTCTTCCCGATAAATGGCACGTCAAAGCTCTCGGAGTTCGCCACCATCGCGTCCACGAGTTCCTTGATATTCCCCTGCTCCTCAAGGAAGGATGCTTGCAGCTGGGCTTGTTTCGCTTCCGCCTGCAACTTGTTTACTTCCTCTTGAATCTTTGCAAAACCTTCAAGCTGCCTCGTCGCTTCATTGACCGTCAGCCCGAGATCGCCGTAGGTATCGGTAAGCGACTGAATAAGCCCCGCCGCAGTGGCCATCTCCACGTTGGTTAATTTTTGCTTACCGGCTAGTGCGGCTAGTGCGGCTAGTCGGCCTTGCTCTTGCGCTCTTAACTGATCCCCCTTCGCAAGTGCATCACTCATCGCGGAAGTCAATTCTGCCGTCTGGAATGTTAGCCATTGAAACGCCGCGGCGGCTGCTAATGCCGCAACCGCTACGGCCGTGATCGGATGGGCGAGCATGACGGCGATCAGCGCGTCGGCTGCCGCGGCAGTCACGACAAGGGCAAACCCGAGTAGCGAGGTGGCCGTCGTCAATACAGTCATCCCCACGGTAGACAACGAGAGCACACCAACCAGCCCCGTTATCGTCGCCTTCAGCACGCCTATCCCGGCAGCGGCCAAGGTGCTTGCGGCACCAAGTGCCATGAGCGCGACACCTGCCGCTAAGAGCACGACTGCACCGGCAGCTACTGCAACAACCAACTTCTTGTTGTTCTTCACGAACGTCTCAATCGCTTTCACTGCCGACAGAAAGGCATCCTTATACGGCAGAATCGAGTCCGTAATTGCCTTGCCGATTGCAAGCTTGACGTTCCTGATCTGCTCAAGCAACTGGGTCCAAATAAGCAGGGGACCTTTCATTTTCTCAAATGCAGTATTTACGTTGCCTGCCCTGTCCGCCATTGCTTTAAGGTCATCACTGAATCCCTCCATCTTGGCGATTGCGGGAAAGATACCGCGAAGGGCACGGATGTTTGGAAAGATCTTCGCGACCTCCCCCGGTTTCAGTTTGCTCAGGCGTTCTAGCACGCCCGTCATGCCGATAGCCTGTAGCGTGCTGGCACCTAGTTCATCGCCGAATTTTTCTGCCCAGAGTGCGGCGCCGGCAGCCTCTGGTTTTAGAAATGTGGCGGAGATCGCCTGCAACGCCGTCAGGGCTAGCTCGGTCCCGCCGGTAGCCCTGGTTAGGAGAGCCGTAGAAGCACCCATGTCTTCGAGCGACGTGCCGGCAGCCTTGGAGACGGCGATAATCCTGCCAAGGTTCTGCGCCAACTCCGGCAGGGTTGTCCGACCTCGCTTGTTGATCGCGAAAAGAAAGTCCGCCGCATCGGCGGCGTCAGTGAATGAGTCGCCGTAGGTCTCCATCAGGGTATTGAGCACGGAAACCGAAGCGGCGACTTCGGCATTGCCGGCGGCAGCGAGCTTAGTTGCCGCCGCTAGGCGTTGCATTGCAAGTTCAGGAGGGATCGTTGCAGAGAGGATGTCGAATAGACCCGCAGCAAGATCCGCTTTTGCCTTGCCAAACTCGACCGACATATCCTTGATGCCCTGCCGAAAATTAGGCAGAAACTGTTCGGGGTTGTCCAGCATCGTGGAGACGTTCCGCATCGCGTTGTCAAAGTCGGCGAACGACCGTGCAGCGAAAGCGAATGAGGCGGTCACCGCGGTTCCGATGAATCCAACTTGCCTACCTATCATCGAAGCGGACGTACCGAAGTTGCGTAGCTTTGTTTGCGCAGCCTGCAAAACTCGCACGAGCTGGGCGCTTATGTCGTTCTTGAGGTACAACCGCACAAATGCCCTGCCGGCTTCTACATCCGCTCTACTCGGCATATCAGCCTCTCCCGGCTAGCCGCTTCTTTTCTCGATAAGCCGCTTCCAACGCTTCCCGCATCTGTGGCGTGTCTGGCAGCGGGTATTGTTTGTACTCGGCGACGTTGCCGGTTTTTACAAATCGCTCCGCATCGAACTTCTTTTGCTGCCATATCATCGCTCGTACATCGAGAGCTAGCGTTCGCCGCGATTCACGAGCAGCAACCGCCATTAGCCAGAGGTCTCTGAGGGCGAGTCCTCTGGGGCTCACTCGGCACTCTCCGGCGAGTCGTCGACAGGCGTCGGAGGCATGGCATCCGGGACGTGTACAGACTTCCCGCCCGGCGATAATTGCAAACTCCCACCCTCCGCTATCTCTTGCAGAGCCGCGCTCATGACGTCCCGCTGAACTTGCTTGTCCATCTTCGTGAAGGCGACCGCCATTTGCATTTGTTCCGGCGACATCTCCGGTTGATTCCTCCGCGTCGTCAAGGCCGATTGCATCGCGGACCATTCGGTCGCCGGGAAAAAATCCGCGAGAGCTTCCAGCACTGCCTCCCGTGCCCGTATGAGAGCGTCCTTGCGGATCTGCTTGATGAATTCGGCCGGCGACTTACTCCTCTCCTTGAGTTGCTCGGCGCACACGACTGCCAGTACGCGCCCCAAGGCTTTCGCGTCTCGCACAACCGCGAACAGCCCGCCTGCTGACAAGTCCGCCAAGTCAACTTTGGCTTCCTTATCGACACGGTCCAACAGGAAGCAATCGAATTCAAACTGCCAATCAAGCCCCTTATGGTCGCTGAACTTACTCACGATTGTTTTCTCCTAGCCCGATATGGAAAACGCCCCGCCGGGTCGGGCACCGACAGGGCGCGTGTACTGCCCGGGCACAGGGCCAGCAGACTATTAAGCCGCAACGATTCCGACGACCAGATAAACAGTTGCCTCAAACAGGGAATCATGCGACACCTTGCCCGCCACGATTCTGTTGCCCGTGTAGATGTTGGTGTCGCCATTCGAGATGTTTGTGATGTTTTCCAGACCGTTTGGTGTTTCGTGAACAAGGTCATGTTCCGCGATCGTCACCGACCCACCATCGAGCAAATCCAAGTGTGCCTTGGCACCGGTATCGCTCGGATTGCGATAAAACACACCAACGATCTGTGCGTCATCGCCGTCGAAATTGACCTCCCAGTCAATCTGCTCTACAACGGCCGCGATAGCAAAATCCTGTGCCGGCAAATCATCACCGGCCCCGCCGTCAATGGTCACGTCGTTACTGGAAACGGTAGCATCCATCCCGTACCGCACACCGCCAACCCAGTACACGTCGACGACATTTCCAGTTGTTATCCCGTGGCCGGTAGCCAGTTGGACTATGCCGGTGTCGGCGTCGGTCCGTGTGCCCAACGCTCCATCAGTCTGGGCCGCCACCAACGCTGGGAGGACCTTGGTGAACTCCAGCACCGACTCAACACTGACGGGCGCCGATTGGTCGCTGAACGAATATCCCGGTGACGAGAACGACCGTATCGATCTTACTTCCGGCATCGCTTCGCCCCTTACGGTGATGCGTCGTATAGGGCCACGCAGTCGATTTGCGCGGTTTCACCTGATGCGTTTGTGACGTAAGCTACCGCAATGTCGTCAGTGAACAAAAACGAATCGTATGCGTTCACATGCCAGACGTAGGGAATGCCAGCGAGAAGACTGATGGCGGTCCCGCCCGTTGCGTCAATGGCGTTCGTTTCAAATAACACGTCCTGACTGGAGAGCAGGTAGAAACTTTTGCAAGCTGACACGTCGAGTTCAAAACCGACCTCGAAATCCGTTTCAGCGGTTGCGACGAGTTCCTTATCCAGCAAGGAAACACCCACCTGCGTATTGGCGATCTTTATGTCACGGTTTACGCCGGAGCCGTCGACACCAAGTGTTAGCGTATGCGTTGCCATGGTTATTTCTCCTTCTCCTTGTCGGTGACGATGACCGCCTTCGCCGCTTTCGCGGGCTTGCCCGACGAATCTGGCGAAAGGATTGTTTGAATTGACACCTTCTCTTTGGGAGGCTCGTCACCAGCGTCCGCAAAGTGCAGTTCGCCGTGAAAAAGCCGGTCGGTCATGTGGTATCGACCAATGAAACCCGAGAATACCTTGCCGGAATCTGTATCCAGCTTCCCGACTGCGGCATTGAGTTGCCGCAGCACGGCTTTCGTTATTTGAACCATAACAGCCCTTCTGTTTAGGTGAAGCTCCACTTGCGCCCGCCATCGCTGGTCGGGTGAAGCGTGAAATCCACGGTCTGGCCACTGCTCAATTCTCCGGGCGAGTCGTAATCGATGTAACAATCACCATCAAATTCCACTACGCCCGCGAGGTGACGTTCGACTAAGAACGCGAGTGGCGTGCCAGCCTGCGAGGCAGCGAGCAACGCTGCCATATGGGCCTCGCCATCTTCGTATTGCATCGTGAAGGTGATATTCGCGACCTGCTTCACGAGTTGCTCCTCCATCTTTGGAACAGCCGTCCCGTCGCCACGGTCAGTCGTCTCGAAGTACTCGGGGGGATTCGCAACGTTGATATCGGTCACATGCGTATCGATGTGCGTTGTTGCCGTCGCTCCCGCCGCATCGCGGTAGATTTTGCGTTCCCAACCTGCTCTTTTTTTAGCCATCGGTCAAACTCCTATCAAATCGCCCCTTCCCACTCACGGTGGAATCGGGCTAGGTTTCGCTCTAAAGCTGGTGCCATGGTCGGCCGCTTGGGGAATCGCACGCCGCCCCGTCTCTTTCCGTGCTCGTGTGCTTCTATCGCTTGGTCCATCTTGCCCGCTACGAAACCGACCACTGCGCCCTCTTTGTCGGCACGGAAAAGGAGTGACCCTGGCTGTCTGGCCAGTCCGCCGCCTTTACCGGTCTTCGTGCGAATAGGCCCGCCTGGCGGTCCAGGTTCACGCCTTGCAAGAATGCTCTTGCGGGCCGATTTGCGAATGCTCGCCGCCGCATGCGAAAAACTGTTGAAGGCTCCTTTGTCTACAGCTTTTTCCACAGGTTTTGGCGTCGCCTTGAATTTGACCCCAGCTCTGATTTCAAACATCTCACCCACTCACAATTCGTTTCGTCCTGACGAGCCACGCATAGTCGCCCGCGTGCTGTACCAACTCCGGACGTTTCCCGTCAAGCATCAGTTCCCAGACGTCGCCATTCTCATCAGTAATCCGGTCACAGGTTTGCGGGGTAACAACAACATCGGCGATCTCATAGTCTGCTTTCTTGACCAGCCATTCGCGAACCCAGTAATTCGACGCGGCCACCTTGCCGCCGCTGGCATCATCGCCACTATCCACCACGACAGCCGTTATTTCCGTTGTATCGTTCGCCCGCGATAAGGTAACCGTAGGGCCTGCCGCATCGGAGAGGGTGTCAACCATCGACGCCAGACCATCTGAAAACCAAGTCATTGGCCTTCTTTCGGTGGTTTGGCAGCGATAGCATTTTCCAGTGGGTCGGCCGCGTCTTCGGCGGGTTCTGCCGGTGGCTCGACTATGACCTCCGCCACGGTCCACCCATCGTCCGTCATGGTCACGTTGTCGAGCGACACCGTGCCGGCCTTCAACGCGCGCAATAGGGCAAGGGTTTTTCGATAGTTACAACTGATGTTGGAAGCAGCCTCGATTGCGCTCAACTCTTGCATCAACTCGTCCACGGTATTCCCTTCGTTGTGCGTAGAGCCGGGGCCGCCACGGTTGACGGCCCCGGCATACTAGCGACTGCGCGAACCCTATAGGCGGTAGCCCACAAAGACGTTTGAAGCCCCGCGAACAAATCGGAACGTGCCGGAACTGATGACGTCGGCCCCATCGTCGTCAATTTCCTCCGAACCAACAAACGTGACGCCTGACGCGACAGCCATCGTGATGATGTCTCCAGCCCCACCGAGGTTGATTACTGTCAAGTCGAAGAAATCGCCGGTAGCCAACGTGCCGCCAAGCGCAGTTTCGATTTGCGTACCCGTTCGCATGGTATACGTGGCAGTTGACGTTGGCGTACCGACAAGAATGCCGCCAAGTATCTGGGCGTCTGTCAACGAGGCAGTATCTGCTGCCGTTTCGGGCGTGCCCTGTTTGCCAAGCACCTTGGCGCGAAGGTGGATATTGCCAGCAACGCCAGAACCAGACGTCCCGGTAGTTACGACAACGGCACCGCCATCGCCCGACCCGGCAGCGGCACCACCGGCAATCCCGACCTCGCCACCGTCACCAGTGCCTTTGCCGGCACCGCCCGTCGCTGTAACAGGACCGCCAGCGCCATTGGTTGTATTCGCATTAGCTCCACCCGTAACGGTTACGGCTCCACCCGTGCCGCCAACACCTGCTATGGTTGCGCCACCGGCAATGGTAATAGCACCGCCGCTTGAGGTCGTTCCGGGGACTCCACCAATCAGAGAGGCGGCGCCGCCCGCGTTGCCAGCAGTTGACGACGTGCCACCCGTGACAGACACGAGCCCACCTTGTGCGGCGGCGATTCCAAGTATGGCTAGCGTGGAATCGCTGCCCGTAATATCGTCGGCGGTCATGCTTCCGCCAACGCTGGCGATATTCAGACTCGTGCCGTCGATATCCACGCGGACATACGTATCCGTGGCTGCGGTGTCGGTGGTTCCGTTTGGCTGGAGCGGGACGGCAGTACCGATCAAGTTATTGCCACCCGCCGTAGCAGTCGCGGCCCCACTGAGAGCGTCGCCGGTGACTGGGGTGCCGTTCTCGTCCCAATACACACGATCTCCCGCCTGGATGATCTCAGCAGCCTGCGGAATGTCCCATGCACCATCAGAGACGACGGTGCCTAGCGGGTTCAGGCTGAAGTCGATCGCATGAGACACGATCAGCGGGCGGGTGCCGACCACGACAACCTCCCCCGCGATCTTGTCGCTACTGGCCAAGTAGGCCAACGCCAACCCCGGTTTTACAAAAAGCACAGGTGTCTGAGCCATTTCAGTTTGCTCCTGTTTTAAGTTTTACGCCGCCTTTGCCGGCAGCCGTGGATTGATTGAAAGGACGGTTACACGCCGACCGAAAGCACCGACGCGCGATACTCTGACATGGTCACGCCGAAATCGTGGTAGCCACGTGACTGAATGCCGAGCGTATTGAAGTCGGCGTCCGTCGTCTCGATCGTCGGAGACTGCACGCCATTCAAAAAGCACATTACGGCCGATGCCAAAATTGCCGGATTGGCCAACAGGAACCACTGCGTGATCGAGTAGCCGGTATAGGCGCTGTTACTCACTTCCGGAACGATTACCGGCTTGAATCGATTGAAGTGAATGTTATTGACCAGCGTCGTGCCTGAGGCAGTCGAGTCCCGCACTTCCATCGATGTGAAGAGCTTCCGGTTCGTCGCCTCCAGGTCGGAGCCCGAGAGCAAGAGTGCAGGCTCCAATCCGAGTAGGTTTCCGTCAGGTCCGGACGCATCACGGAAGAGCTTGACTGCTTTGTTGAGGCCAACTTCTCCGAGTGCGGTGGTGGCCCCAGCCTGACGGTTCCCACGACCCGAGGTCCAGAACGTACCGGCGTCGACAGCAGCCAGCCAAGCGGTCCAGAACACCTTGTTGAGCTTGACTGCCGCTCCCATACCGAGTCGGTTGCGCAGATCGTTGAACGCACCGAGATCGTCGTTAATAATATCAGTCCTAGTTAGCGCCAGCATTTTTGCGTACGTATCCGCTTTGATGCTGTAGCTCTCCTGACTGACCGTTCCGTGCTCGATTTCTCCGCCCGGCCCAACCTCTTCGTATTCAAGGTCAGCGTTCATGCGGTACAACGTGACTGCCTTGAAGTCCGAAACCGATCGCACCTCGGCAACCTGCCGCCACGATTGTGGCAGAAGATTGAAGCCGTCCAGTAGCAGCTTATTGCCGGAGGTCGTCAGCATCGTGGTGATGGTATGCGTACTGAACGCGGCCTGAATCACCTCGCGGAGGTTGTCATTTCCGATCCGCTGCCGGCCGCTGTAGCCGTTCTGCGCAGCGAAGGTTAGCAGCAGTTCCTGGATACCGAGGCCACGGTATTTGTCGGCCGCTTCCAGTACTTCCGGCTTGAAGTGTTTTTCCGGCTCGACCAGCCCGGCCGATAGGCAAAAGGCCGCTTCGATCGCCGGCATCGACACATCTTGGCTACTGGAGTGGATGCCCGGACCCTTGGGACGTTCTGCAACCATGAGGTCGGCCTTGAATTGTGCGGCGGCCACGATGTATTCCGCCCCCAACCGAGGCGCAGCCCATTTGTCTTTCAGCGCCGTGGCCATCGCTTCGAGGCCGCCCTTGATGGCGGCGTCATAGAGTTTGTCGAAGTCGTCCTCGGGAACCCTTGTGCGGTAATCAGCGGCCGTTGCCTTGATCGCCGTCTCATGCTCGGCGTGCGCAAGCTGAACTGCATTGAGGTCGAACTTGGGGACCTCGACAAGAGGCGGTTTATCGGCCGCGTCGATCTTCTTTTGATCACCAGACTCAGCAGCTTCCAATTTCGCGAGAACTGCCTTCGCTTCGATAGCTTCGACCTCCGCATCGTACTTCGCCTGAAGATGCTGGAGTTGATCTTCTCGCAGTTCGGCGACCTCAAACCCCAATGCCTCAATCCACTTGTCAAAGTCCATGTCGGTCTCCTTGTATTGTGCGGCAGACGCCGCTACTTTCGCCGTCGCTTTGCGATCGGCGCCAATTGCTACGAAACTTGTTTCCCCCAACGTCGACTTACGCGCGACGTATAAGGGGCCGGTGAACGTCTTGCCGTTGACCTTGGTGGCCACGCCTTCGCCGACGAATTCGAGCTTGTCGGGACGCGCGCCAACTGAAGCTTTCCACGGGAACCCATTCCCGGCGGCGGCTTGCACTTCGGCCGCATCGGGACCCGCCCCAGAAACGACCCCAGCGAGCTTGAGGGACGAGTCGCCGATCGTGACCTCGTCCGCATGGCCAACCACGCGAGAGGGTTCGTGGTCGCGAAGAATAGGTATGGGAGCTTTTGCCTTGAGGCCAGAGAGGTCGATGATGACTGGCGGCCCGTAGTTGTTCACCTGCATGGGGCCGCCGGTGTAGGCGGTCATGCTGAACCGTTTGGGCTTCGACTCGCCGTCCGAATCAGCGGCTTGAATCCACTCTACGCTAACGGCCTCCATTAGGATGGGGCCTTGTACAGCCGCCGCTCGAATCATCGCACGCTGCGATTGATGATATCGGTGGCGTTCCTTGCGCAGTTGTTTTCGTTTCGTCGTCATCGTCAAGTACCAATAAAAAAACGGGGGCACGATCTCTCGCGTCCCCGTATGGACTCGACGTATACGGCGTCTCGAAGGGCTGGCCAGCCCTGCCGATTGCCGGAACCGCGATTGAACGCGGCCCCCTAGTTTCTTACTTACTCTCTACTGTCAGTTTTCCATCCTTGCTTGTGACCTTGCATGGAGCACATGGAGTGCGAATTCCGACACCAGTTTTGGCCTCATATTCGCTGCCATTGACGGAGAATCGTACTACGTAGCCGCCCCAGATACCATCGTAGATGCCATCCGGAAGCCGTTCGACATCCTCTGTTCGTCTCAATCCCGTTGCCGTCGTTGCCATCTCACCGTCCGTTTTCTTCAGGTAGATCATGAATCATACGCGAGCACTCCTGTTTCCGTTGCGGCCAGCAGTCGCCAGCCGATTCCTGCCTTGTGTTGGCGGTGTTGGTAGTGGAGGCGGTTCGGCGGGCGCAGATGCGCCGCTACCAAAGTGAGCCTCGAATAAAGCGGCCCTCATCTCGTCGGGTGTGATGCCATAGTCCTCAGCCATGCGGGGCAATTCGTCCTCAAAATCCAGACCGCCTGCCGCGAAGACTCGCCGGAGAACAGCAACGCCTGTCGACAGATTGGTCTTGTTGGCATTGGCGTGTTTGACCTCGTCGATGACCGGCTTCTCGGGCCAGTCCCAACCGTGATTCGGTGCCGGATCGGCCGGCACACGCCAACCAAACCGGAGAACAGCCTCGGCGAACCACACCTCGAAGAGCGGATCGAGCACGTCCTCTTCAATATCCTGTTGCTCAACATCGACCGAAACAAAATAGGTCAAATGATCGAGCTTGCCGCCGGAGAACGAATAGCCGCTGGAGTCGGCCCTTGCGATGTTGTTCGGCATGTTGAGCGGCCGCGCCTGCTCGCCTGCTTGCTCGCGAATGAATTCTGTGTAGTTTGAAGACGGTTGTTCCGGCTTCGGCTGCCATCCGTCGTAGCCAGCCGGGAAGGCCGTCATCATCCCTTTCTCCATCGGATACGTGGAGAAGGGAAGAGCGATGTTGGGTTCGATGCTGGGATCAGCCTGAGTTTTCAGAAAGATCGAAAAGTTAGCGATATTCTCGGCACCTACGATAACTGCCTCGCGGTACCGCCTGCCATTCGCGTAGCAGTTAAGCGACGGGGCGACCTCAGAAACGCCGCGATGCTGACCGGCTCGGTCTTCGCGGAAAAGATGAAGCATGAATCGGGCGGGCACCCGTTCCACTTCTTGCCCCAGCCCGCTCCACTGACTGCCCGGATGCTGCTTGAGCACGTCGTAGAAAAGCACGTTGCCAAATTCGTCAAACTCGATGCCGTCAATCTTGTTCGGCTCATTGGTCCCAAGGTACGGCGTCGTCACCTGTTCGCATTCGATCGGTTTCAAGCCGAGCTTGACGCGGTGCCGCATCCTGGGATTCTGCGTAATGATGATGAACGGGTCGCCGTCTGAGACCTTTGCTTTGATGGTGGTGCGAAGCTTCTTTGGCAGTTTGACTTCCTTTGCCCAGCTCTTCCACGCGGCCTCAACCATCGAATTGAATCCGGGGCTTCCGGTTTGCATTCGCAACTTGGGGCCCCGGCCAACCACATAATTTGCCTGGGTGAGCTGGATGCCCTTGCCTAGACCGTTGTTGGCGAATTCGTATCGGGCCCGCTGTGAGATCCGTTGGCGGACGGTCTTGGAGTTGGCGGAGTCGGCGTCAAGAGCATCAGCGGCAAGCCAGTGCCGGGTGTTCATGCCGGCAAGATCCGCGGCATCGTAGCTGCCACGGATCGGTCGGGGCGTGTCCATGTCGACCGTCACCGGCTGGTGGCGAGAGAACGCGCGGCGGATTGCGGCAATCATGCCCATCAGCCGGCCCCCGGGGCTTTGAGCCTCACGGTCCGGAGACCGAAGTGATTCTTTGAGGCAGCGGTCTGGGCCGATTCGTGGCGTTGGACTGCGAGCAACTGGTCAAGGTCGTGAGACTCAACCCGCCCCTTGTCCGTGCTTACGACCTGCGGGTTGAGTGCGGCTCGTTCGAGCGCGTCGGCTATGGTTGTCGGCGTTGCCATGAATGCATGGTAACGCGGCCAAGAGACGCATCAAGGGAAGAGTGGGCAAGTTGCTATATATGGGAGTTTTGGCCAGATACGGCCAGATTTCTGGGGCAGTTGCCGGATGATAGAGGCCAGCGCATGAGTAAGCCCGGGCACTTGCGGCACCCGGGCTTACCTTGAAAGTAGGGCACTGTAGCAATCGGTCTCAGTGCGAAGTTCGCCTTGGGCTATGCGGCAATGCCGTTGTCGGTTTCACGTAAGCCGTCGCCTTGTCTAGGGCAACTCTTGACTCGGTTTCATCTTGCCTGTCGCCGTGGGTTGGGGCAACTCATTCTTCGGTTTCAAACTTATCCTCGCCTTGGATTGGGGCGGTGGAGCTTTCGGTTTCATTTGACCCGTCGCCTTGGGATTGGGCTCGGGGGTAATCGGTTTCAATTTTCCGCTCGCCTTGGGTTAAGGGGCATCGCGTCAATCGGTTTCACGTTCTGGCTCGCCTTGGGCTGGGGCACCGCTGACTTCGGTTTCACAAGAGCAGTCGCCTTGGGTTGAGGCAATGCTCGGTTCGGTTTCACGAAGAGTATCGCCTTGGATCGGGACACGGGTGCTCTCGGTTTCACATGTCGACTCGCCTTGGATTTTGGCATTATTGCAGTCGGTTTCACGGGGTCGGTCGCCTTGGGTTGGGGGCAAGCGGCGACTCGGTTTCACTTGGCCTTTCGCCATATCTCATCAACCACCGGTCCACGGTTCCGGTTCAATCCCATCGACTTGAAACACCCATTCCGTCCACAACTCACGCAAGAGCCTTTTCCCCATCAACAGCATCCCGTGGAGGTGAGGCCGCATCACCATCACACCACGGCCTGAGCATTTTTTGCACCCGTCTCCGCTCTTGGCCGTGCCGGTGCCTTTGCACGTTGTACAGTCCGGCGTCCACTCCGGGTCTTTCCGGGCAATCGCTTCGGCTTTCTTCGTAGCATACCGTCGGGCATACGGGCCAGCGTAAATTGCCCCATGCGTCTCAGTTGCCTTTCGGGCCCCGTTGCCTTTCAGGAGCGATTCGGAAATCACGAACATCACCGACCGGCGCCGTGGACAGTAACCCAGTTCCTCCCACTCGGCCGCAGACAATCCGCCGTTGTGCTTCTTCCGGCTTCGCCACGTCGAGGGCATGAACGTCTTGCCCTTCGACTCAAACGGGGCGCAGCCCATCCGGCGCCACAGCTTCCCGGGGTTGTCGTAGTTCGATAGGTCGCCCACTTCGCCGATGATGATGGCCAGCGATAGCCAGCCGAATCCACGCTGATCGGTTAGTGCCATCCACTTGGCTACGGGGAGTTGTTTGGACAGCTTTCCCATTTCCCGTTCGTAGGCTTTTTCCGTGGCGTGAAAGCCTTCGATCGAGACGGAGCAGGCTTGAATCAGGGGGGCCAGGGCATCTCTGGGCCCGGTTTCAATGGCGCTCTCGCCCTGGACCTCCCTGATAAGTTTCTTCGCATCGCCAAACCACCTGGCACGCTCGTCTTCCTCCATGCCGGCGTGATACCCGCTCGCCGTGGCCACCGTGGCAGTCAAACGGTTGTCGATCATGATCCGCGACTTTTGCGTGGTGACCCGCTGGCGTTGGAGTTCACGGATATCGGCAACAAGAGAAGGCACGGGGGTAGTCGGTTTCACCGGATCATTCGCCTTCTTTTTCGGCACTTCCGTTTTCGGTTTCAGACAGGGGATCGCCTTGTCTTTTGGCACGGCATCCCTCGGTTTCAGTGGGGGTTTCGCCATGGGTGTTTCAGTTACGGTTGCCATGATGGGCCTTTCGTGGGGTTGAGGGGGGACAGTAGGTCTCTCGGTTTCACGGGGGGGATCGCCCTGGGTTGGGGGCACAACGGTTTTCGGTTTCAGCGTATTGATCGCCTTGTGTTAGGGCAGGCTGGGGTTCGGTTTCACCCACGAAATCGCCTTGGTTGGGGGCACCGGAACTTTCGGTTTCGTTCTTGTTGTCGCCTTGAGCAGGGGCATTACTATGGTCGGTTTCATTGCTCCAATCGCCATGGTTGAAGGCAATGTCTCATTCGGTTTCAAGTCCGTCCTCGCCTTGGATTGGGGCATCAGCTCGATCGGTTTCACGGTGGCTCTCGCCTTGGGTCGGGCACGTGTCTAATCGGTTTCACGTCCGTCCTCGCCTTGGGATGGGGCATTGACCGGGTCGGTTTCACTATTCATCTCGCCTTTGGTTAGGGCACGGGGGTTTTCGGTTTCATTTCCTTGGTCGCCTTGGATTGGGGCAAAGGCTATCTCGGTTTCACCCACTCAATCGCCCACTATTTCTTCACCTTCTGAAACACCTTCGTCAACTTCGCCAGCGTAAACTTCTGCCGAACGGTCGCCTCGCCCTTTACCGTCTTCGCAAGCTCACGACATAGTCGCGTGTTGAACTCGTGACCGGACGCCCGCTCGGATTCCGCGTCGGCCGTGGCCACCAGTTCGTCGCCCGTGAGCATCCCGAGAGTTTTGCCCGCGATCAAGTAGGCCATCACGCCTTGAGCAATTCGGCCAGACGCTTCCCCGGCCGTAACCTTTGCCGGTCCACCGTAATCGCCATGGGCGGTTCGCATCTCTACGTTGATATGATGCCGGGTGTCGTGGATCAGCTTTGCGATTGCCCGGCGGATCAGCTCGTCTTTCAATGTATCGAACCACTGGACCTTGTTTGCCTTCTTCAGTACGGCCTCGGTCGCGTCCTCGATACTGTCGGGGTGCTTGTCAACGGCCGCGTCTACTAGCTTTTGCAAACGTTCCATTGCTTTCGGTGATTCCATTGAGTTCTCCTTGGGTCAGGGGGCACTTCCATTTTCGGTTTCACCCCCGAAATCGCCTTGGGTTAGGGCACCTAGTCATTCGGTTTCACACTGGGCTTCGCCTTGGATAGGGGCAACCTGACAATCGGTTTCACGCTTGCGTTCGCCTTGGGTTGGGGCACCGGGCTTGTCGGTTTCATATTCGCACTCGCCTAGAGTTAAGGCAATGTACCACTCGGTTTCACTCTCTTGCTCGCCTTTGGGTTGGGGCAACGCATCACTCGGTTTCATGATGAGCATCGCCTTGAGTGGGTGGCACTTTCTTTTTCGGTTTCAGCTCGGTGATCGCCTTGGGCTAGGGCACACCCTACCTCGGTTTCAGCGGGTATTTCGCCTTGATTTATGCGGCAGTGGGACACTCGGTTTCACAGCTATATTCGCCGCGCAAGCCTTCCCTTCGGTTTCCACGAAAGGCCGCCCATAAAAGGGCAAGAATTTCCCGAAGGGAAGGGGTATTGTTCATAGAGCCAATCGTGGATAACTGCCACCTTACCACCGGTATTACCGATTGTCAACCCCGAAATTCAAAGTGGCCCATTTCCTACCGAATTCCGATGGTCATGTCTTGCTGAGGGGTTTGCCGGCAATAGCTTCACGTCTTTCACGAATGCACTGCTTTGGGATATACATGATTCCGCTAAGCTGCCCGGTATGCTCGTCCCGGGATGATGCAATACACAACACATCGTCGGTTTCTTGTGCCAAATGGCCGACGGTCGTGATCTTGGCGACTCGCATTTCCAAGCTGTCTTTCTCGGTCCACCCATCATCGGATCGTGAATCCAGCCAATCAACTATTTCAAGTGACATTTTATTTCTTCCTCGGAATTTCCTCCGTCCGAAGCAACGACTGCCCGCAGTGCCGACATACCCGGCGGCGATGACGGTTCCCGCTGGAAACTCGGTAGGTGGAGGTCACCCGCCAATCGCGACAGCCGCAACGCGGGCAAGCCCACGGATCAGGATTCGCTTCGTCCGCCATCTCCTGCAAGGATTTGGGGGGCTTCGCGTCTGTCATCTTTTGGCACTTAGTCCTTATCGGACGGAATGATTCGACCGAGTTGCAGCCACCGTCGAAAGTGAAAGTAAATCCCCTGATTATCGTCGACCTGCTCCCCCCGAACGTACACTTTTCCATCGTCATCGAACCGGATCATTTCGCGCCCATCTGCCAGCAGGAACACAATGCTCCCCGATGGCTCGCCGTTGCCTGGGGAGAACGTCACGTTTCCACCAGCGGGAATGGTCGTCACGTTTCCACCATTGCCATTAGCCTCTGACATATCAAATCTCCTTTTGTTATTGCCCCGCCATTTCCGCAAGACTCAGTCACGGCTTCACCACTCGGTCTACGTATCTTGCGATTCCGGAAACCGCTCATACTTCGTGCAGTCAGTAAAGAGCAACACACACCCTTTGCCTTTGCCCATCCACTTATAGCCACATCTGTAACAGGGGTGGCGTGCATCTACACATATCTCCGACCAGAGGCAAAGCCGTATCTTGTTCCGTAGTTCATGTTTTCCTGTTGACGGGCCGTCCATGTATTTAGTTTCACGCTTTTCGTTATCGCTTGGCCATTTCCGCAAGACTCATGGGCTTCTTGGTTGCTTTTTCTGCCGATGGAATTGACGATAGCCGCGACAACGACGCGCCAACACGCCCTAACGCCAAGGCATCCAAGTAGTGGTTTGGACCATTCGGTGGCAGGAATTTCGCCTTCGCCGGGTCCCACTGTTCGCTGATGACATGAGCCCCAAGTTCCCGCTCTTCCTCCAGCGAACTTCGCAACTGGCGGCCATCGGGACCAGTCCGCGGAGCGTGTAGCCCGAGGCTGCCGGGCGTACCGAAGTCGGCCTTGAACGCTTCCTGTACGCGGGTCTTGTAAACGTCAGGGTTGACGTCGCACAGCGGCGACCGCGTCCTGCGGTCGATGTGACACTCGTCGAACAGACGGATGCCGATGTGCGGCAACGGCCGACGGTATTTTCCGAACCCTTTGCACGGCAAGCAGCGTCCAAAACCAACCTCGGAAGCAAACACCGTCACCGGCTGTACCGACCAGCCTTCGTTTTTCCATCCACTATCAAGCAGCGTCCAATCGGGAAACCAGGCCGATGCTTCCACATCCAGGTCTTCCCGCCATGGCTTGTGGGTCTGAATCCATTGCCACCAATCGCGGAGCCCTTCCAGGACAGCATTCTCGCAAGCCTCGGGGCGTTGGCCCGCCGTTGCGAATCGCCAGAAATGGTACTCGACAATCGAACCGACGCAGTGTTCGTCCCACGCGACCGCCACCCAATGCGCCCCAAGCTTTTTGATATCGACGCCGACTGTCAACCGGACCGTCTCCGGTGGCACGACTCGGTAATCAAAGCCACTCCGGGAATCGCGAATCTGTTCTGACGTCAGATCGAGCAAGCCGAGTTCGTCAGGCGGGTCGTTGTCGAACTCCGTCGCCGTGTTGGCTGGGCCAATCCTCGCAACCCAGCCGTAATAATGCTCCAACGCCGACACCTCGACCGTTCCACCCTCCGGCCGGATTCGGTGGTCGTAACGGTGCTGATTCGCGACCTCGCCGCCTTCGTCCATTTCGTCGCGACGAGCCAGGTAGAACTCGTGTGCTATTCGCGGTGTCGGGGCCTCGCGCACATCGCCTTGCTCGGCCACCCACCCCTGCTTGCACAAGTTGACGAATTCAGCCCACGCCGTCTGGTTGGTTGGCGGCTTCAACAGGAACCGCATCCGCCGTCCACGGAAAGATGGGTACTTGTCCCGATCGGTCAGTTGATACGCAACAGAACACCGGCTCGGGCAAGTACAGAGCACAAGCCGCGATACGGGATTGTGCTGCGAGCCAAGAGCCGCGATGCCGCGATTGATCTTCCGTAGTAGTTTGGCAGCTTGAACAGGATTATGAATCGTCTCTTCCGTGTCGGGATCGTCAATAATCACCGCTCTCGGTCGACGGTTTTTGATCCGCAGTCCCCGCAGAGCAGAATCAAGACCTTGTGCGATCACGATAGCACCAGCCGAGGGCGAACCCGGTACGTTTGGAAATACAAGCCGATCGCCCGTCCAATGGAAACTGCTCGGCGCCAACTCGTATCGCTCGCCGTTGCCGAACCGCTCGCCCTCGACCACTTGGGTCTTCGCCCGCTGGACGGTGCCCTCCAGGGCCCGAACCGGATCGCAGACCTCCGGGTAATACTGGAAGATTTCGTCATTCTCCCCGATGGCCATCCTGATCGTGTCTAGGATGTCGGCCGCGTTCTTCGCCGTCGCCCCGAGGATGACCCATAGGTCTTGCCCGCCACCTTGCAGGATCGCCTTGAGCGTCAGGGCAATTGCTAGGGACGTCTTTCCTTCGCCCCTCGATGCCGCCGTCGCCTGATCGCCGCCCTCCGACAACACTCCAGAAAAGTCGGCCACCATCTGCCGCTGCTGAGGCTCAAGGGGATAGTACGTGTCTGGACTGAATGCCGGCCAGTAGGACTCGATCCAGAGTTCATCATCGGCCTCGCGTCGGAGTCGTTCGGCCAGCTCTTCCGGTGTCAGCGAGCGGACGGTAACCAATCGGCTCTCAAGTCGCTGTGTGCGTTTCCGAAGTGCGTCGTAGTCGCGTTCTGACATGGCGCCAGTCGGCTCCTTGGCCATTCGTGGCTCTTGTGATCGGCGCAACAAAAAACAGCACGCCCAATGGTTCCAGCACTGGACTGCTGTTCTTGTTGCGCCTCCGTGTCCACTCGCTGGCCGGCAAGTGGTCGGTGGCCCCGATAAATTGTTAGCTGTTCGCCTTGAGGATAATCGGCGCCCGTTCCTTCACCCGCCGAAGACTCTTGATCCGGTCTCTGATTTTCACGGCTCGGCTGCTAGGATTAGGGGCACTCGACGGGGGGGCTATTGTACTTCCAGTAAACCCTTTCCGCCCACGGTTGCATTGATAGCTGATTCTTAGTCCTCATCTCAGTGCCTCGTATTGCGCGCCACAAGATCCACATGGCCTCGCGTATAGTCGGAGGCTGGCACCAGAACGCCCCGTACCCAAAGCCTTGCTCTTCGAGCTGTACGGCGATACCGTGGGCCTGCGTCAGATCGAGCTTCAGCTTCAGGGGAGGCGTCCGTCCCAATAGACAACCCCGGCCTGGATTTCGGAGTCGGCTGATTGGGCTGCAAGGTCTGGACCGCCAACGCCACCGGTTAGCGTGAAAGCACCGCCGGCTCCTGCAAGGTCTGGCTTGAGGCGGTCGCGTTCGGCCCGTAGGCGTTGCTGACACTTGAGAAGCTCCCGTTCGTTCCTGATCCATAGATGTTGCCTGATGACAATCGCGGTCGGTAGCAAGGTGGCATAAGCCAGACAAGCAACAATCGCCCAATCAATCCACGTCATAACGCCCTCCGTTCATTTGTAATGGCTTTGTGAATCACCCCACTAGAAAGACGTTTACCGCCGTCCATCGCAACCAGCACGCCCTCTGGGGCCTTGTGTAGGGGGCAGGGCCACCGGACGGACTATGTGTGTTTTGCGCGGCGGGCGGGAAATGCCGCGCCTTGGGGGGGGTAGAAAGAACCTATGCCCCTTTGCCGGCCGCTGCGTCGTCATACACGCGTTTTCGTGGAAAGGTGGGTCATTATTCATCTCCGATTCCGTCGCCTCTGTGCCCCGTCCATACCCGCACTAGCCCCGTGCCCGCCGTCTGTATCTCTACCCTTCCAACGCTTTCAATATCTCCGTCTCGAAGTTCACTGGCCGATGCGAACCGGGGTACGGACGTACCCTGGATGCAGATCTGAACGCGCAGATGACGCTACAATGACCGTCCTTCGGCTGTGAAACGCTATAATCGACGAATATCAATGCGCGAGCAGAAGCCCGACCAAAACGCCGTTTGTTGATGGACCCAAAGAGCGGCTTGAGCCGAGCGGCCACATGAAAACCATGAGCACTAGCGGTCGGAATATGCTCAAATCGAAGTGATAGTAGGATCACAGGGCCTGAATCCATAGTCGTGAGGTTTATCAATTCCGGCCCGTGTACCGTTATGCCGCTCTTCACTATCGGCTTCTGTAGGCCGAACATCCTGGCTCCCCATCCCACAATCGGCAGCCCCGCAAGTCCTGCCATGAAGCTACGTCGGCTCATTGGATTCTCTCCTTTTGTGTTGCCATGTTTTACTACTACCCCCCCGCAGTGGGCTTAGTTCAAAATAGAGCAGCGTCCCCGCTGGAATCGACCGCCCAGTCGTATTGACGATCTTCACACCGTCGAACGGCAAGGTGTATTCAGTTCCGTCAAGGGTGACGAATACTAGGCGGGTGCTGCTGGAGTTGTCTCTCGCCTCTGGATCATACGGCAGTTGTACCGTTCTCTCGCCATCCGCTCCCGACTTACGCAGGCCGAACATCGCAGCCAGCCACGCTACGGCCGTTGCCGCGAAACTACGCCGGTTCATTGGATTCTCCTATTTTGCTGACCAATTCCAGTACGTCCTCATCAACCCCTTCCATCACTTTCCCTAGCCCGACAGATAGATCGTATGCGCCCGCGAAGACGTATTCGCATTCACCTCTGCTTCCGATTACGTGGGCCGAATGCATCGGGGGATGCACAGTACACCTCACGGCCATGTTTGCCACCACCCCACGCTCCCCGCTTGCCTTGTGGTAGACCGTATCGCCAATCTGAAACTTTGCTTCACTCATGATACCATCCTCAATAATCCTCATCCACCCAGTACGCCATCGCAGTAGCCCCGTGCCCTGCGAACCGTATCATCATCGACGGAATAAGAGCTGGAGATACCCCCAGAACGTTCGACACGGAAATATGGCCTGGGCATCCGCTTGACATCGCTTGAGCACGACCCGGTAATCGGCCAGGGACTGCCCTGGAGCCCTCACTGGTATACGTGGCGGAATTACGCCCATTAGTCGCCCCTATCCCGTATGGTGTCGCTTACTCTGTCTGGGTCAACAACTCGCCCATTCATGGTGATCACTTCCCCATCAATAAAGAGCCGCCGTCTGCGTTCTTTGTCAAACTTGTCCAGAGCGGCCTGGATTCTCGCGCCGACCTCACCTTCGATCTCGGTGCCGTCTACCAAGAATCGCGTTAGACTATACTGGCTCATCCCCTTGGCACCCCTCAATAACCTTCATTCGCTTTTTTCGCACCACAGTAGACGCAGCCTAGATCTAGAAATACGTGACCATCGCGGCATCTACTTCCGCGACTAATCAACTTACCTAAGCGTGTGACGTTATCCTCGAATTCTTCGCGCAACGCATTGTCGCTTACCATCTTTTCCGATAGCTGGGTCTGGTCCTCCCTGATGACCTCGCTCTGGGGCCGGTCGGGCTTTGGAGGCTCGTTGAATTCAACCGAGTCAATCATCTCCTTTCGGGTAAGGCCGCACTGCTCAGCGACGTCCGTCGACTCCACCCATTTCGTGAACTGCTCGCGGACGAAGGCATGTTGTGCTGTGTTCATGGTTTCTCCTCGGCCACGGCAAGAGAATACCATTTGCCAACATCGACCAAATACGCCACCCGCTTGGCGTCCATTTCGACGTGTGCCACTGTGAACCCGGCCGCTCTGACCTGCGTGATGGCCGAGCGAATGGCGGCTTCAAGCGACTCCGCCTGGCGGTCGAACGCAACGTGCGTGATTCCGCCGCGCGTCACCACGGTACCGTCGTCACAACCGGCCTCGTACAACGCATCGCAGTCGACCTCGGTGATCTTGAGTGCCGAGAGAACGAGGGAAAATTCGTAGGTCTTCATGGCGTTGATTTCTAGACTTTCGCTTATCCAGCGGGGCTCAATAGTCCTCATCCACCCAGCCGCTTGTCGTTCAGGTCGTCAGTCACCACCCGTTTAGGTAGTTGCAGCGGCCTTCCGATTTCACGTAGTCTCTCGGCTCGGTACTCGATATAAGACATTGTTGACTGAAGCTCAGAATCTTCCATCTCGGTTCGCACCTGGTATCCCGCCGGAAGTTCGACTGTCTGCCCGGGGATAATCGGGAGGTCCGCCAACCTTCGTTCGTCTTTAGGGCCATTCATAGTCTCATGTCCTCCAGTTCTAGTAGTCCTCATCCACCCAGTATCACATCCAACATGGCACGTTTACGGCGTTCGGCCATGTCTCGACCCAGGGCTTCCATTTTCATCTTCCACCGCTCCATACACTCAGGACATGGAGTCGGCGATCCTAGCCACTTACGCTCGTCGTGAATCACGAGTCGCCCGGGCCCAACACTCTGACAACTACACGTAGAGCAAATTGGAGAATCAGCTTGCGGTTCAACGTTCGTTTGCATCGTATCACCTCGTTAGTAGTCCTCATCCACCCAATATGCCACCCGAACTAGCACTGTCTGCTGCCGTTTCTCCAGCAGATCATTGCTATCCCACAGCACACCTAGCCCGTCCCTGATATCGGGATCGGCCCGCTTGTCTGTCGGCTCGACGTATTCGGCTGTTACGCCACCTGTCAGCGTCAGGTCCGAATTCGCCTCGGCTGCGAGATAGTTGTCTATTCGTTCGGCCAGATAAACCCGATTGTCCATCGTCGGCAGGTCGTCCCTAACATCGTTGGTCAGATGAACCCGTACTAGGATGTCAATCACCACATAGCGACCATAGGTACCATTGGAATTCCTTGCCCGTTTCGTCATCTGAGGGGCCACCATAGTGACCACGGAATCGCCGACTTCGTGTAGACCGGTCAGCGTCGTATAGACTCGCTTGGCTCCGATGGTTTCGAGAAATTCATCCGCGGCGTCTGCGACGTCCAGCAATAACACCAAAGCCTCGCATATTTGCTGCATTCGGCTTGCGGCTACGGTTACGCTCATCATCCCCTCCCAATGATTTCACGGAACGATCGTGTCACCTTCATCGTTGCAGTCTACGTATTCTTAGTCGAGAAATCCCACCAATTCCTGCGTACGGCTGGTCTGTTGAAGTTTGCGAATCGCCTTGGCTTCAATCTGGCGAATCCGCTCTCGTCCGACCTTGAATATATCTGCGACTTCTTTCAGCGTGCATGACTGCCCATCACCGAGGCCAAATCGCATTTTGACAATCTCCCGCTCCCGGTATGATAGCGTTTTTACCACTGCCAGCAGTCTCTCTCTCAGTTCCCCTTGATTGGCCGCAAGCTCTGGTGACGGTAACGTCATCCGCTCTTCGTGCCGCTGCTGGTGGTGTTCTAATGCAAGATAGTCGACTGTGACTCGGGTAACCTTCTCTCGGGGAATATCTGCAAGTTTGTCCCGAACGAACCCTGGGAAAATTTCCTCAATTGGTTTTCCGGAAAGCTCGACGAGCTTCAAGTACGCGCGTTCTTGTTTCGCTGTGTGCCCTCGGTAACACTGCCGCGGCATGGTTCGTAGGTTGAGCCAACCGCCAACCGTCGAGTCGGTGACCCCTAACTCCGCTGCCAGAGCCTTGACGCTTCCAAACTGCTGGACAAGGTCCCAGAGAATGCCGTGCTTGGCTTTGGATTGCACCACAATCTCGAAGTCGTTAGGTACTGTCTTTTCTTCCACTCCCTAGCCCCTCCCAATCACTTCGGCCAGCGGACCTTGATGGCAACCCACGTCGACACCAGAACAGCATAGACGGCAATCGCCAAAGTCACCCAATTAATCCACGTCATATTATCCCCTCCCAATCACTTCAACCTCGGACTCACAATGACAGCACCACGACGGGCCCGGCCTATCCTTGTCTATGTCTTCATGGGGGCATCGCGCGCGAAGAGCGTCAAGTTTTTTGTCTCGCTTGGCCTTGATTACTGCCTTTGCGTCTATGTAATCATCCATGATTCGCGAGTGCTCATGCTGGACTAACTCGGGGGTTAGTTTGTTTTGAATCGTCACCTGTTACCCCCTCCCAATCACGTCAGCCAAGTCGGAGAGTCTCCGTGGCTTAACGACACTTGTCCCTCCACGAGTCGTGCAATCTATATGGCAAAACTCAATCGGCGGGGGGTTTTCTTTTGCCTCAAGCTCGGCCAGTCGGCGTTTCTCCTTCCAGTACTCTACCAAGTAATTGTAATGCCTTTCGCACAAATGCCCGCCGTCGTGCCACTCGTGCGTTGCCTCATCGTCGCATAACCCAGGCTCGAACCTTTCTGGGGCAACGACAAACTCGCATTTTTGCTTAACTCCAAACATTCCTTATTCCCTCCCAATCACTTCAGCGAGATCGAACGACGTGCCCGACGTCGGCGCCGTGAACGTCTCTGCCGCGGCCTTCGCGGTTCCCCGCCAAATCCTATACCGAGCTCCATGCGCAATCCCAACGAACTGGACAAGTCCAAGGGCAGAGGATGTCTCGGTCCATACCGTGGAATCGTAGGCGATGCCATCGGTGCCCGGCCCGTCAATAATCTGGACCCTTATTAAAACACCTTCCTCTAATGCCTGCTCTTCATCATAGACCCTCATCACGCCGGTCGTTGTAGTGGCGCTGGGCGGAAAAGTGATCGCCTGAAGAGACATAGAGTAGGTTTCCGTTTCGTTTCCATCGACCACCAGCGTCGTTGGGGTGAAGTTGTAGCGGGGCTTGGAAATGGCCAGGGTATAGGTGGCGTCGTCAAGAGAGAAGGACACTTCCCCGCTGGCGTCAGTCGATCCTACGAAGGTGTCCCCGTCCCCACTCACACCCTCAGTGAATCGCACGGTCGCGTTTTCCAGCGGGTCGCTTCCGTCGTTCACCGTCACCGCCACAGTCCGAGCCCCGGTCCCTGTGCCCCCCACGATACCGTCGATCTGGTCGCTTAGGGTTTCGAGCGTGTCACCATCATCTCCTTGAGGGGCCACCGTGGCAAGGGTCGCTATCATTTCGTCTTGCTTGGCCTCCGTCGCGTCACCCCCAGCACCCGTTACCCACGCCGTGTTCCCGCGATCAACAGTAGCCTCTTCAGAATCTGTGGTCTCGTCAAACGTGCCACTTCCCGCCCCAGTGGCCCGCACCTCTGTTCGTGCGGTCGCGTTCCCCACCTGCTTGCCTGCAATCAGTCCAAGCCACTGGGCAAGCGACGTGATTCCGTTAAACAGGGCGGCCGGGATTCGGGTGATCAGATTGCCGGTATCTGTCTTGACGGCAGCGATATCAGCCGAAACACTCGCACCGGCCGGCGCACCTACTCGAGCAAAGCTGTCGCCAGTCTGGAGCGTGTTGCCGGTGTAGGTGGTTAGCGTTCCAACCAGCGTTACGTTTGCCACCGCATCCGCCGTTGGGTCGAAATAGGCCGTTGCCAAGATCGTCCGGGCGTTGAACTCTGCCACTGTCGGAATGTCGGCGAGTTGCGTGTCAATATTCGCCGATGCCAAGCCGACGGCCGAACGAATACCCGTTCGGCTTATCGCCGCGTCCGGGTTCAGGCTCGTAGTTGTCCCGTTGTCAGTGATCGACAGGTTTCCTCGCGGAACAACCGTCAGGCTCGTACATGTTGCGTCTATGTCGAGTTGTCCGTCTGCCTCGAAGGACATAACAGTCGTAGCGACGGCATTAGTGATCTTCATACCACCCGAATAATGCCGGAAGTATACGTTGACATTGGCAACCGAGTTGATATTCAGAGTGGGAGTACCGGCACCCGCAACCGCTGAGAAGCAGGCATCGAAAGCACAATCATTACGCAACGTTAAACTACCACCATCAGCGATAAGACACCCTAGAGCCGTGATCTCCATCCCCGTGATAGATGAAAGACAACAGCCTTCGGCTTGACATCGACCTGTGCCGCCCTGGGCACCCGTAAGCAGCAGGTTGTAGAAGACTGTCCTGTCCACGTCCTGCGTACCGAAATTAACTATATTCACCGACATTTCGCCGATGCCGACGAACTCGTAATCCTCCATCGTCGCGGCCAAGGTCGCGGATGAATTGTTTTTGAGATAAACTCGCTCCACGTTGAGGCTGTCAGTGAGAGTCTTCACCGCGACAATCGTGGAAACGGGATTGTCCCAAGTGCCATCGGTGCCAGGCACCGTATTTGTGTTTGCCGCCGCATCGTCATAATAGACGCCGGGGCCTCGCGGACCTGCGTAGGATGCACCAAAGGTTCCTACCAAAATTGCTGCAATATCTGAACCCTTCCATGCACCATCTGTATTGACAGTAGGACTTCCGGTCAAGTTATTGACAATACTCTTGTAAGACCCCCTTATCTCAACACTAGCGTCTGCACCGTTCAGCGTCACTGTTCCAAGACGGCCATTTATGGTGACTACATCGCCGGCCTCTAATCCAGAAACTGTAATACTGTCCATCCAGTTGCGCCATTCAGCAGTAATTGCCTGTCCCGCAGTTTTTGTAAAAGTCGGGGCACCAGCTCCCGCAACGTTGCTATAGCAATTATGAAATTCATAATCGCCTGCAAGAGTCATCGTAACAGTGCCGCTAAATGCACAAAAATCAAAGTGACCTATCTGGACCGACATTGTGCCAACATCACAACCTTCATAATGGACTTCTGTCGCTGATGTCCCAACGCCTGTTACATGAGCACCCTGAAAATAAGCCCCATCCACATTTTGGTTCTCAAGCTGTAAGGTCCAGTTGTCGCCGAAATACGATTCGTTAACCGTGCTTTCTGCCAGCGGGATCGTAGAGCCGTTAATGACATGGAAATCCATCACACCAACCGATGCCGATAAGGTCTTGCCGCTAGCGATAAGATTTGTAGGATTATCCGCAACCCCATTGACAAACGCTTCGGTCCCGGCCACACCATTGATGGTATCCACCCAAATCCGTCCATTGGCGTATCCAACTGACTGCCCTATGTTTACCGCCACAACGACTAGCCTGTCCACTGCGAGGCTACTCGGTGACGTGATCAACGTAGCGAAACGAAGATGCACGTCGCCCAACTCCGACCCTGTTCCCGTATGCCTACGCAGCATCCCTCCGTCAAGCGCCGCAAACGCAGATCCTCCCGATCCGTTGAGCGTCTCAATCGTCTCCCAAACCGACGCGCCAAAGTTGTATGCCTGTACGGCCAACTCGTCACCGTTGCCGTTCAAGTTCGCGCTGCCGGTTGACAATGTGCCCTGTCGTCCACCACCCACATTGTAGCTAAGAACGATGTCGATGACGTTGTCCACGTCGTTCATACTGAGCGACGTACCGTCTTCGTTCGCAGTCGAGAGGTATGACCCGGCAGTCACAGTGCCGGCGAACTCAATCCCCTTTACGGATGAATTGATCGTCTCCGTACCGGCAAACGTCTCAGCGAGGTAGGTCGCCGTGATGACGACTTCGTTTGCCGTCTCGCTCACGATGTCATACGAGCCATCGTAGTTCGTGGTGTCTGTGATCGTGATTTCGCGGCCCGCTGTGAATGTGTGTCCAGTAACGGGAATGCCGACTAGACCACCGCCCTTGTCTACCGCCGCTGCTGCGTCAATGGTGTCTCTTGTGGTGTTGTCTCCGATCGCCTCGATATCAATGCCGCCGCCCGTACCCGCGCCCAGGCCGGCCGCTTGCGCCTGCGTAGCCGGCATTTGGCTGCTCTCCGTTGCATCGACGAGGATGTCGTTCAGTGCCGAGTTACGGAATCCAATCACCGGTCCGATCCACGGCAAAATGCCGGTTGCGAAGCCCGAGAACCATCCGAAACCTTCCGCATCGTTGTTGATCGTTCCGCCACCCGACGCCGGTATCTCGATGTTGTACATCCCATTGCCAACATTCACCCAGTCGTAGACTCCAGCGGTATCGGTTGGGGTAACAGCGATTTGAGTCTGAACTCCAGCCGTGGTGACGAAGTTCCAAACCAGATCAAGACCCGCCTGATCGAACGTGACCGACTCTTCGCGTGTCTTGAAATCCGTATCGTCGATCAACGCGAGTATGTTCACGGGAACCGTAACGGCCGCATCGACGTCTACCCAGATATTGCCCATGCGATTACCCTGTGAGTGCGGTTTGTTGGGCGTATTGGTACCAAGGATTACCGGTTACAGGCACGCCCGCCGCCGGGAACATCACCAGCCTCAGCTTCAGCCGACGACCATAATCGCGCGGTCGCCGATAGACGTATCGTCGCACTAGATTTCCTCCCAACAAATCCAACCGGACATCTCAAACGCGTCCGCCGTATTGCACACCAGGGCAATTCCGGTGCTCACCTCAATTACCGGCCGCATTTCCGGCGTATAGATCATTCCCAACGGTCCGAGTTGCTCCCACTGGAATCCCGCCAGAATGTCCCCCGGCGTTCCGGGTGTCGTATCGCCAGCCCGGGCAATACCGGTAATCGCCCCGTCGTCAGTATCCAACTTCACTTCCGTGAGCGCGGCCCCGACAGACCCGCCGGCAGAGAGCCGTAACAGCGTACACTCCAACAGCGCGGCAGCAATCGAATCACTGCTGATTTCCCACCCATGGAGAATGAGTTTGTTGGTGGCAGCCGCCATCAGCGACCAGAGGTCTTGGGTTGCGTCCGCACCAATCGTGATGCTATTGAGCGGAGCTATTACCATGCGTCCCATATGAGCTATCTCCCTATTAAGGCGCTTTGTCTGTCGTTGAATAGTGATCGGTCGCCGCGAAGTAGGCGACGAGAGTGATACGGGAATGCCCCACCCGCCGCTACAAACTCATGAGCCCCCATGTCCCACGGATCATTGCTGGGGTCGGTGTCACGGTTCAATCCGTCAATATCGACTTCAACGCCGCTTGGCGTCGTACCTAAATCGGTACCAGCGTCGATTGCATCGGCACCGGATTTGAGGTGGAGGTTGACGGGAGAGGTGGAGACGAATTGGTCGGCAGATGCTTTATTTATGAGAGACCCTGTACCCGAAGCTGTAGCATCAGAGGAGAGATTATGATCCATCGTCGAGTTAGACGGCGAGTCAACCTTAAAGTCTTCTGCCCCAGTCCCTGTCGTATCAACTACTAAATCATTCTGAACAATAACCGTAGCATCATCCGCATGGGAAATACCATGTACTTGCGAGTTGCCGTCTGAGTGAACGTCAAAAACTGTGTTGTTTAGAATTTTGACGTTGCCACCGGTTCGCTCAATAGCATTGATCTCAGCACTACCTGTAAAAGTGTTTGTGATGTCGTACAGTATGTTGTTGCTGATATTATTGTTGGACGAACTACTCCCAAACACTTCTGCTAAAGAACGAGGCCCACCCCTAAATACAGACATACCATGCAACAACATATTCTGTATCGAAAATGTGACATCCCCATCAAAGATTCTAATTGGCTCGTCGCCATCGGTCCCACTCGCTGCCGAAAGGTGCAGTTCTAACCACTCCAGGTTAATGGTTATCGCTGAGGTATAACCACCAACTTGAATGAACTTTGTTGAACTAATATTGCGTGCCCCAGACCCTGCCGTCCCATCGTGCCGCTCACCGGCGGCTACCGTCTGTACAATTGAATTGGCATCAAAGTCGATTGTCCACGATTCGTCGAACACCGAATCGTTGTACGCACTGCCCGTGCAATCATCGTTGCCGAGACCGTCCCCGCCGCCGTCATCCGCTTCCCACAGCGTATGGGTCAAGTAGTCTCGGGTATCGGTCCCGATTGTCTTGTTTATTATGGCCAATGTGCTACAATACCTGTTGGACTATCCCCATTCTGGAGAACAAAACATGAAGATTGTGAGAAAGGGGCCGAACAGCACGGCTTTCTCGGATATCGTTTGCCCATCTTGCCATGAGACGTTCCGTGTTTTCGGCAGTCGGAAACATCGATCGCAAACAAAATACTGCTGTCGTGAATGCTGGCGTATCGGGCGTATCGGAGCAGGCAACCCCCGCTGGCGAAACGGAACGACTCGCCCTGACGGCCGTCGAATGATTCGAGTCGATGGCAAGAATGTATTTGAACATCGTTTTATCATGGAGCAGGCGATTGGCCGTCCACTGAAACCGTCTGAGGTAGTGCATCACAAGGATGGTGATCCGTCGAACAACATGTTCTCCAACCTTGTTTTGTGTTCGACGCAGGCTGGACACATGAATAACCATGCAACGACCTACCGAAGCGACACACATAAGCAATGCACCGTATGCCATAAAATCAAAACCCGATCGGAATTTTCGCTTCAACGCAAACGCCCCTCTCCAGCACTCGACCCACATGACACGCAATGCAAAACCTGTCGGGTTAAAGCACAACGCAAACGACGATCCGAGAGCAAGTGATCCTGCCACTACACTAGGCTCTTGGTTTTCTGAATATCGGCCCGGACAAACGTCTCTTCCGCTCGGATATCCACTCGCGTGGTACGATCTTCCACATCGGCGATGGTCGCTGAGTTCGACAGACTTGCCGCGATATCCGCCTGCCAGTCGACGTGGTGTTTTCGTTTCTTGATAATTCCTTCGGGATTCTCTGCCGTGATGGCGGCCGGGTCCGTCAGAGGGGCAACCAGCTCTTCAGCTTCCGCATCATCGAACTCGTCTACCGTGATCCGAAGAAAATGCCTCGCCTCGCCGCCGCCCAAGATTGCCGTAACTGAACTGCCCTCAACCGCCGTGCTGTACTTCCTGTTGCCGTCGAAATACTTGATTTCAAACGGCTCGGGTACGCCTAACCCTCTGAGCCGCTTGGCCTGTCCGGGCAACAAGGCCAGCGTGATCACGGCCGGAGCTGATTCTTCACCCAACGGCATCGAATCGTGATCTACACGCCTCAAAGGTGTCGCCGCCTCGATGTCATCCCAGATCAACTCAGTCGTCGCCGCGTCTCGTTTCATGCGGTCGCCGTATTCGATTTCCGCCCCAGCAGAGCCAAACAGAGGTAGCTTCCTGCTCTTGTTGCGAAATGCAAAGTGCTCTTCGACGCGGCAGTAGAACATGTGCCCCGGTCGGTCGGGATCTTCCACGGGCGTTGACCCATAGACGATCTCGCCGCCAACCCAGAGGTTCGTCCGCTTGATTGCCGTCCGGCCAACACGTTCCCATTTGTACCGATGCTGCCGTTGGAGATACTTCTCCAGCAAGGGATACGTGGTGCCGAGTTGCCCGCCAACCTTCTTTCCGCCAACTCGCGGATGGCAAATCATGTCGGCGTGACAGAGCCGAATGTAGCGGCGATTGAATGCGCAGAGAATGTCCCCGCCCTGATAACGATCAAGGGTTTGGCTGTCGCCGATTTTCAACGCCCACTCAGCCATTCGCCTCTTCACCTGTAAAAAACCCCGGCCCGGCTCGCGGCCGACCCGGCGAAACCAAAGTCACTTTCCGTTCACAACCTTATCGAAGACCCGCTTTTGCATCTCTTCGAGGCGGCCGAGCGTCTCACGCAGATGCTGCTCGTCCCGCTCTTGCCCCTTCTCGTGCACCTGAAGTCGAGTGTCGACTTCACCGGCTTGCTTCTCGGCTGTGTAGCCCTTGGTGACTGCCCAACCGACGATGAAAAGTATCAGCGTTACGCCAGCGAGGTACGTAGTTACCAGGAAGCGATGCCGCCGCGAACAGCTCTCCCGCTTGACGTAGGCCGGTGATTCAGTCATCAGTCTGTGTCCTCCCGGCCCTGTTGACAGGAAGGGGGCCACGGAAGGATATTTTCGATTTCTCTGACCGCTGACATCCGTCGCAATTCTTCTTTATCTTCTCGCGGGCCTCGGCTGAGGGGAAGCCTAATCCATCAAGGGCATCTATGCGCTCATGAATCCGCGTGGCTTGGTCATCGGTCATCCGTCCTTGTCCTCCGTCCATTTCTTGAACAGTCTCTTCAGCAGGTCGTTCTCGTTTTCCAACTCGTGTAACCGCTCGCAAGTGCGGTCATGCCGGCTGTTGATGACGCCCTTGATATTGTCGGCGGCGAAAACGAGCGCAAGAGACAAGGCCCCCAACCACACGAGCGAAATCCAGTCCCAGGCGTTCATCGTCGCCCGCCAACAAGACGCAACGCCCGCCGAACGGGACGCCTATTTCCCAGCATGCGGCGAACGGGCCGCACCTTCGCAACCCGCTTCAGTACGCTACGAACCGGCTGCGCGTCGACGATGCCCACGGCCACCCGAACTGGGGCACCGACAATCGGGCGTTCGACCGGACCGACCAAAACGAAAGCAAGCACTAACTCGATCATTGGATCTCTCTCTTTCTGGTAATAACCAATAGTGTCGCTGGTGACGGGATTCGATTCCCGCAATGCCATTTTCCCGATATTTCATTGTTGCGATTATCTTGGGAAGCTCTCACCTCACGCAACAAACGCTTTAGGGGTCGCTTGAGATGTGTCTGTGTTCAAACATCTCGTTGCCCTCGGACGGTCTCTAACCTTGCTGAACTGCCACAAAGCTCAGGCATCCTTCACCACTGCTAATCGTTAATAGGCTTTCTATTCAGCCACACCAACAACACACGCTATCAGGACATTGACCTCTTTCTGACGGGAACATCCCGCCGCTATTTGCCTCACGTGCTGCCCGTGCATTCAACACAGACGAGCGGGGTTCGATACAAGTACAACGTATGGCCCAATACCTTCACCTGCCGCGACGGCTTGACGCCGGGTATCGGCTTCTCAAAACAGACGATCCGCGTCCCGGGCGCCAACTGCTTATCGAGCCGACTCTTCAGCTTCTTCAGCAAATCGGGCATCAGGTAAAGCGTGACGACGGTGGCTCTGCTGAAGTCGGCCGTCAGCACGTCGCCCTCATAGACCCTCGCCAAATCCCAGAGATTGTTGGCGTTGACGTTGCGGCTAGCCTTCGCCACACAGTCTGGGTCGATGTCAATTCCCACGCTTCGACAGCCGTAGCGTTGCGAAGCTGCTATGAGCACGCGGCCATCTCCGCAACCGAGGTCGTACACGATATCGCTCTCGGTAACCTCGGCCAGCTCTAGCATCACCTCGACCGCCTTGACTGGCGTTGGCGCGTAGAGCGAGACGTCGGCGGTTAGGACTTCACAGGCGAGTAGGACGGCCATCATCATCGTCTCATTCGCCTCCCGTTGTCACGGAGTCTTCGTATCGTTGCAAAAAGTCGAGAATGCACCCACGCTCGGCGTCTCTCGTCGACCACCCCGGCCCATTGATTTTGGGGTATTCAGCGTCAAAAAATTGTCGCAACGATTTCACGATCGTTGTATCTGGCGTATCGGTCATCGTCTCCACCTCCGGAATAGTCCCCGCCGTTGTGGTCGGCTGCTATAGCCACCGCCGGCCTCGTAGCCGATGTAACCCTCGCCCGACCCGGTGGTACCGACGAAAGACCGATCGTTATGGAGGTTGTCATGCAAATCTGGCCATTGGGCGTAGGTAAGCGAGTGGAGGTAGTTTGTCGACTGCCCGTGAGTTCCGATCAGGTGGTTCCCCAGGCACATGAGACAACCCATGTGCGGCCACGAATGCGTCGGCCCGGCTCGCCTCGCAAGTACCTCGTCCGCGACCGGCTTCTCCAACACGATCCGCACCACATTGCCGTCAGCGTCAGATAACTCATGGACGTCGTAGCCAACCAGCGAGTCGGGTATCGGGGCAGCGTATTCCCGTTCGGCAGTCGCAATCCTCAATTCTGCAAACCGGCTGTCGGCACGTCCGGCAGATGGCTTGACCCTCGTTCCTTCCGATTCGGCCGCTGCTTCCCGAAACCAACTCCGCAAGACTTGCGCGCTCTGGCACCCAGACATTTGTTGCCAAGCGTGGCCCTTGATGAGCATCACAAAATGAGGCGTTTCCCACACCTGACACTGTCGGGCAAGGTTACTGTTGCTGGCTACGTCAACGTAATACACGGCAAAGTCATCGGAACGCAACTCTTGAACAATCTCTGAAACGCGTTCACACGGCTCGGCCCGAAAGATCAGTAGTGCCACATCTTCCGCAACGGGAACAACGACCTCGGAGTGTATCACCTCCGCCGGCGAACCCATTACCAGAAGGCTTGACAAAACCAATGCAAACATCGTAGATGTGTCCTAGACTGTGCCCCGGGGCAGAACGTCGAATTTGCTTAGGAGCTTTCCGTTCGCATCGAACCACTCAAGAATTCCATACTCCACCGGGTTTGGTTCTGTCGGGTCCGTCGGGTCCTGTGGTTGAAACAGCCCGTAGCGTTTTACCACCTCGTCGATATCCCACGAATCCAATTCGCGGACACTGGGATCATGGGCGGGCTGCATGATTCCGCGGCCACCATGCGGCAAACCGATGGCGTGCCCCACTTCGTGAGCAATCGTAGTCCACAAGAGTTGCCAAGCCCACGTGACGCGGCTGTTGTAGCTCTGGCTCAAATGCGTGGCACACGAGTTGTTTGGTAGCTCGCTCCAAGCCAGGATACCGCTTTGTTCTGCGTTCGCAGTTGCCGATACCCTGGCCTTGGACATACTTTCGATAGAGCTAAGCACCACGCCGGAAACCAGGTTCCACCGCGTAATCCCGTACTCCCAGGCATCCTGGATTGTTCTGCCTTGGCCGTCCGAAAACCGAAGAGAGCCTATTCGGTGGGCCGTAGTTACGTCGCGCTGGCACGGTTCGGGCCACTCAGAGAGATTGGCTCGCTTCTCCATAACATCAGGCAGCCCACAACGAAATCCGGCTTCCTGGATTGCACGTTCTTGGGTAACCGGTCCAAAAAAGCCATCCTCAACAAGCGGCCGCATCCGTTGGTATGATTTGACGGCAGCCTTGAAGTCCTTGGAGGTCTCATCAACATCTAGAATTGACTCCCAAGGCCGAATGTGAGAAACAAACCCGACGACAGGATCATGGAAATGACCCAAATCGAAAAGATATTGCCGGATATCACCAACCGATCTTAGGCCATATCCACTCGACCGTACTGCGCGTTCGATGAACTCCACGTTCACTGGACCACTCCTTTCGCAACCTTTGCGTACGCAACTGCCCATTGGGATTGGGTTACTAGGCGTAGCTCATCGAGAAGATGAATCGCCACCACGGCGTACCAAGACTGCCAATTGGACCGAAGGGTATCGTCGGCAAAAATACTGGCCTTCGTCGCCTTCATGACCGCATCGGAGCCACGAAGCTTTCCGGCCTCAATCTGCTTCGTGAGTTGCTTGAAAATCTCAGCAATCTCCGCCCGCTCGATTGGATCTGATTCAACTTTCGCGGTTTGTTCCATGACAAATCGCACGAGGCTGTCCGTCTCGCCACCTGGGACGCCTCCTGAATCATCGCCAACCGCAATGCACCAACGGACATCCACCAGACCGTGCTTGGCGTCGGTCTTGAGGCTCACCGTGAGAGACCCGCCGTACCGGGTCTCCACCACCACGGCACCCTCCTCCGGGAACTCACGCCAGACGGGGTCATAGGGATCGCCGTCGACATCCTGGCCGGAGACCTCCCACGTGCAAGCAACGTCCGGTGGTGCGTCTAGGATGAGCAACTGGCCCACCTCAACCTGGTCGGGCCAGTCAAGGGCAGACAGCGACGACGACAGCAGTAGCAGCAGCACGAACACCCACGCAACGGCAATTGTTCGAGGTCTCATCTCATGGCTCCTACGCACCGGAGGGGGCAATCCTAGCGAGATGGACGTCATTCGCATCATCCATCAACGAATCCAGTTCGTCGTCTGATAGCGCCTTGAGATCCGCGATGCCCTCTCTTGCCGCGGCACCTAGCGCGCGACCGCGAAGATTGGTGCTCTCTCGGAGAACACGTCGCATGGCCAAGTGCTCGCGCAGCTTCGGGCTCCTGAGCCCAGCCCTAATCTCGGCTTGGTCGCGCCTCTCCTGGCACATTGCGATGAACTCAAGAATCATGTCGAAAATCAACGCCCAATCCATTTTCAGACTCCTTGTGAAAGCTTGGAAAACCCGGCCAGGAATCGGCCGAGGAAAGAAAGCACTCCCCTACATGCGAGGGGTGCGAAGAAGTTACAAACCGCGGGCCCAGAAGAGAGAATGCAACGGGCAAGAAATGCGGACGGATAGCTCACGCGGCACCAGTTCGGGCGCGGGGCTGTCCACACATCGCCAGTCTAGGGGTAACGTCCGCGGAAGTCAAGAGAAAGCCCAGCCGGGTCCGTTTTGGCTGTGTGGGCAGCCCCCGCGGCGCGGGTCGGACTCCGGCTGGGTGAATTAGAGCACTTTCGTTTTTGCAAACGGATGCCGGACCGACGCCGGCTGCACACCAGCCCGCATCGACATCAGCAGTCCCGCGGCCTCCAGGTAGTTCTCGACCACGGTATGTTCTGGCGTTTGAACGGGGCCACAAATCGTGTTCTCTCGAACCGCCATGACCGGGATGCGGTTCGCCATGCACGCTTCGTGAGGCGGTCCCCAGCACTTATAAGGGGAAATCAACACGTCCACGTCTCGCCACGAAAGCCCTCTGCCGATTCGAGGCGCGCGGTGCAAGCCCTTGAGCACACAATGCAGGTAGCAAGTGGAGATGGCCTCGGCAGCTATTCGAGGCACCACCGGGTCCCTTTTGAAGACGAAATACAATTCCTCGTCGTCAGGCGACGTATTCTCCAGTGGTGCATGGGCTACAGGTTTGCCGAGCTTCTCCGAAACGATCTTCGACAGCTTGGCCTCGATGCCCCCCCATGGGTTGATGCCGCCGTGCCGGTAGTACGCGAGCGCGACGTCAGGGGAAACTTCGATCGGTGTATGGATTGCGAGCGCGTTAAAGTCAAGCTTACCCACGTCTAAAAGCAACTGAGCCACTCCGTCCAATTCGCCGCCAGCCCGAATACCCTGTTCGATTCGAGCGACCATCTTCAGTGGTTCGGTTAGCTGCAAAATCTCCACGTGCGCGCCGATCGTGGCACGCGAGGCCGATACCGCATTGATAGTCTCGTTCGTTAGAGGCGGATTGGCAACTACCAGAATCCTGTTGTAGGTCCGGACCCGTTCCAGTTCGATCTCGCCCCGCAAGAAGCGGTCGAGCATCGAACCCTCGACGTACAGCACGTTCTCTGGCATCTCGTTGATATCAGACGCGTTGACCACGTTGGGGTGAGTTATCAGCGTGTCGCAGCAACTTGCGAGCAGTTTCGCAACTGGATTCCCGTCACCGGCGTTGCCTCCAATGGCAGCCCCCACGCCGGTCGGGATGACGAGTACGGCAATCATTTCAAATCCTTGTGATAACAGTAAAGTTGACTATCCTGCCGCCTGTGTATTCGCGCACGAAGTTCCGCACCGCAAACGCGTCAAACGGCTGACATGAGAAGACGTTCAAATACAATCTCTTCAATTCGTCCAGGGAGTGAATCGTGATGTTGCTCGTCCTGATGAACTGGACGGCCGACGTACCCTTCAGGTGCGGAGGAGCCTTGGCGTAGCCATCGGGGTCGTCATCGTAATCCCAGAAGTACAGATCCTCGCGGACCATGCCGAGAATTTGGCACAACCCAGCGCAGAACCGTTCAATCGTATCTCGCCCGAAGAGGCAACTATCGTGTACGTCGATGATACATTCTCTACCGTATGGTTCGCGTTCTGGCATTGTCGTTGTCCTTTGTTTATGTATTTCGCGGGTCGGACTCCGGCTGGGCGAATTCAGTTACTCTCGTGTGACTCTTCCATGCCATTCTTTGCCTTTTTAAGAACGGCCTTAATAACCCCTAACCGAGCGGCATGCTCGGGCGTCCCGGGTGTGTTGCCGCGACCAAGATATTCATCCACGGGCATTTTTATGGACCTGAATCGCGACTCGACTCCGTCCCGCCAAAACATGGCACGTAGTTTGCCGTCTCTTTGCTCATTGCCGATTGCCTTAGCCATGTCGTTCGCTGCCTTTTCGGCAAAGTACAACCTGGCCTCCAGCGACATGATGCACAGTCGTAGCTCTTGCTCCGTACACGGTTCG